CACTCATTGTGAACGGGTACAGGCTAGGAGAATTAGAATCTGTCATCTATGAGTACGTAGGAGAGGGACATACGATCAACGGGGTATTAGATCAGATGCGTGCTTCATGGAATGCACGACTCAGCCGCAATGAATTGAAGGGCATCCTTGACTATTTGACTGACGCAGGAGTCCTGAAGCGTGGGAGGGCCAAACTACCGGGGAGCCCCTACTTCTACGAACCGAATCTGCCGATTGATCCATAGAAAGGAGACGTAGAATGGTTAACCTAGCCCGAAAGTTTCTCGAAGAGAAGGGCGAGGATCTGGAAGACTACGATGGCTACTGTCTCGAGCTGGTGGACGACATCCTGAAGTGGCTCGGGCCCGAGAGGGAAGCACGGGCGGAGATCATGTACATGGACGTGCCCTACCTGGGTGATCTCCACCCCTCATGCGTCCAGGTGGTCGGGTGGAGGTGCCATGCCGTCCTATTCATGGATGGGCTGGTCCACGACGCCTACCTGGAGGAGGCCCTCCCCGTGGACAAGTATCTCCGCACCATGTTCCCGCACAACAACGTGATCGAAGTGACCTACAACTCCGGCATGGACAACGAGCGCGTCGAACGCTGGTACAGAAGGGAGTCTTTGAGAGATGGATCAAAACTGGCCCGTGCCCTGCCCGCATGAGGGGGACGAGAAGGCGTGCGACAACTGCTGGGCTTCGCACCAGGACGCCGTTCCGTACTGCACGAGCGACGAGTACAAGAGGCGGGTAAAGGAGCAGGCGGATGAAGACAAAGATCGTTCCGTCGAATGAGCTGGACCCTGCAAGGGGTCTGAGGGCGGAGGACTACGTGCTCAGCCCTGTGCGTGTGACCATCACCGAGACGGTCGAGACCGACTATCTAGTTCACATCGGCCCCATTGATACCAGCGATCAGGCGCAGAGCATGCTGGAAGAGATGGAAGACGCAGATCTGATGAAGCTGCTCAGAGGCTCTCTGAGCAGGAAGAAGACTGTACGCATCACCGACCGCTATGTAGCATCAGCTGTAGTGGAGGACATCGAATGAAGATCAAGATCGAGATCAACTGCGACGATGCGGCTTTGCATGACAATCTGGAGGTCGAGCTACCCCGTATCTTAACGACCGCGCTGGGAAAGGTCTATGCTCAGCTCGAGCGGGATGGGCGTTGCATCTGTGAGGCCCTGGAGAGTGACGACAAACTGCTCGACATCAACGGCAACACCGTTGGGACTGTGAGGGTCATCCGTGACTAAGAAGGAGACGATGGAGTGTGTGATCGAAGCCGCACGCGCTACCTACCAGAACGAGGGCTTCATCGAGATCGACGACAACGCCATGCCCAGCGTCGGGGAGCCCCCGGATGACGGTGTGTACGTTCAAGCATGGGTGTGGGTGGGCCTGTCGGACATGGATGGTGTGACGGAGGAGGACCTGAAGGGGCTCAACTCCATGCACCGCTACCAGCACCCACAGTCTCTCCACAAGTACACGGAGGCACCATATGGAAGCTAGCTGCCCCTGTGATCTAGATCTCGAGCCGATCACCGTCCACAGGACCAAGATCCGCAAGGCGCGCAAGGGCCACAAGTGCGACGAGTGTGGGGCTGACATCAAGAGGGGGGATCACTATCATGTCCACACGGGCCGGTGCGACGGATCATGGTTCACCGTGAAGAACTGCAAGGAGTGTGAGCAGATCAGGGAGGACTACGGCTGCAGATGCATCGGTGATCTCGACACGATGGTCCACGAGTGCTTGGGGGTTCACATCAACAGACTACCGGAGGACTGAAATGGCTGAGACGAAGAAAGGGGTGAGCGGGACCAGGGAGTGGTCCCACTCGTCCGTCAACTGCATGAGCGGCTGCTCCAATGGCTGCTGGTACTGCTACGCACGTGCCACAGCCTCCGGCCGCACCAAGACCAAGGACACCGAGGACTGGACGAACGATAAGCCCATTCCGGACAAGATCCACAAGCGGTTCGGCAAGCGAGAGGGGACCGTGATGTTCCCCACCCAGCACGATCTCACGCCCGGCAACATGAAGTACACCATCGCCGTGCTCCAGAGCCTGCTGAGGGTGGGGAACAGGGTGCTGGTGGTGTCCAAGCCGCACCCGGAGGTGATCGAGCAGCTCACCAGGGCGGTGGAGGGCTATGAGGATCAGATCTTGTTCCGGTTCACTATCGGCAGCATCGATCCCAGCGTGCTGGGTATGTGGGAGCCCTTCGCTCCCACGGTCGCCGAGCGCATCTTCTGTCTGGTCTATGCCGAGCGCGCCGGCTTCAAGACCAGCGTGAGCATGGAGCCCCTGCTCTGCCCAGACATCCCCAGCACCATCCAGGCGGTGGACACCTTCTACCCCTACATCACCGACGCCATCTGGATCGGGAAGATGAACCATGCTGCGGCGAGGTTGAAGATCAACAAGGCTCCCCCGGCGGCCATCAACGCCGCCAACTTCCTCGAGGGGGCCTGGAACGATGACGCCATCCACGAGCTGTATCGACGGCTGAAGGACCATTCCCTGGTCAAGTGGAAGGAGAGCATCAAGAAGATCGTGGGCATCGAGGTGCCCACAGAAGCCGGACTCGACATCTGATGGGGGACGAACACATCTGCAACGCCGGCGTGACCAAGCTGGAGGTCTTGCCGACTGGCGACATCATCCCCTGTCCAGCGTGCAAGGATGCGGCGAGAGACCACCCAGAGGTGTTCATCCTGGGCAACATCCGGGACACCACCTTGAAAGAGGCCCTCAAGCGAGGGAGGAAGATCCCGTATCTGCGCAAGTTCCGCAGGTGGAATCGGTGGGGCATGAAGTGGCGTTCCCACCTGGCTGGTTGTGAGATCTGCGCACAACCGGACGGCGCCTGTACAGAAGGTCTCAGGATCCTCCTACGAACGGACGAAGCGAGAAACCAGTTCCTGGACGAGAAGGAGAAGCTATATGGGACACACCACCAACAAGAGGGCTGACAGCAACCTGGGAGTCAAACACCAGGTACTTGATCACGGCTTCGTCTGCCTGGTCGACTACATGGGTGGGGACCAGCGCATCGCCGAGGCGGCTTGGGTTTCCAGCATCGACGAGGTCGAGGCGGAGAAGAAGACCAAGAAGGGGATCAAGCGGATCATCAACTACATGATGGCCAACCGCCATTGCTACCACCCCACAATGCAGGTCCTGACGATCAAGGGCTGGAAGCAGTGGGACGAGTGCGAGGGGGAGGAGGTTTTCCTGGTACCAGACCCGAAGAACCGGACCCTCAAACGTGAGCTGCTTCAGCTCGAGGTATTCGACGCGGATGAGGAGATGATTGCCTACGAGAACCAGAGGATGTCCTTTTGCGTGACTGATGACCATCGGATGTGGTTCAGGCCCCGTGGACAGTCCGAGTTCGACATCTTCAGAGCGCACAACATGTCGAAGTGGGGTCACTTCGATCCTCTGAAGGGCTATCACTGGGTGCAGTTTGACACGAAGACTGACCCGAAGATGCAGTTCATCGGCTTCTACCTGGGGGATGGGAGCTACGGCAGCCTGAATACGATCACTTTCCACATCCGGAAGGAGCGGAAGAAAGTCTATCTCAGGGATCTGCTCAAGAAGGTGGAGGCGAAGTGGGATGAACGACAATCTTCCACCTACTCGGACGCGGTCGTCTTCACCATCAGGACCCCCGAATGGATGAAGGGGTACATCGACGTCACCCTCCGCGCGAAGGACAAGAACTTCCCTCTGGATACTGTCCATCTGCTGGACCACGGAGAGGTCATCGGGCTGTACGACGGCCTGATCAATTCGGATGGTTCGGAGAAAGATGACCGGCCGCAGACGCAGTTCTCCAGTTCCTCTGAGAAGCTCCTCGATCTGTTTGAGGTGCTTTCCGCTCTGCTGGGGACGGACGCTCACCGGACATCGATTGGGTCCACCGCTTATCACGGTGAGCGTACGTCTCTGGAGGCGAGGAAGGAGTACTTCAGCAAGAGGTACTACAAGGGCAAGGTCTACTGTGCTACCAGCTCCACTGGGCTGCTGATGGTGCGTGGCGGAGCGGACAAGTTCGCCTTCGTCTGTGGGAACACGAGCCCATTCGAGCAGGTGGAGCTGGTGTTTCGGGCGCGCATGCCCATCTTCGTGGCCCGCCAGTGGGTGCGCCACCGCACGGCCTCGCTCAACGAGATGAGCGGACGCTACCGCCTTCTCCCGAGTGAGAGCTACGTGCCCGGCTACGGGCGCATGGGTGGCAAGGGCAAGAGCAACAAGCAGGGCACCGAGGGCGGCCTCGAGATCGAGCTGAAGGAGTTGATCCAGAAGCGGTTCGAGGAGGGTCAGCGGGTGGCCTGGGACGACTACGCCTGGCTCGCCGACACTGGCCTGGCCAACGAGCTCGCCCGGCTCAACCTCCCGCTTGCTGCCTACACGGAGTGGTTCTGGAAGATCGATCTGCACAACTTCTTCCACTTCTGCGGCCTGCGCCTCCACCCCCACGCCCAGTGGGAGATCAGGCAGTACGCCAACAAGATGTACGAGCTGGCCAAGGACGTGGCTCCGATGGCCTTCAAGGCGTTCGAGGAGCACCGTCTCTACGCCGCCACGCTCTCCAACAAGGAGCGCCACGCGGTGTGGTCTATCTTGAACGGCGTGCGCGGTGCCATGCGTGGTGAGACGGAGCCCGCGGCAGCGATCGACAGCGAGCTGCTTGACCAAATCATCAAGAAGCTGTCTACGCTCCCTCAGCTCGAAAGGACGATCGTCGATGGGTGAGCCCCACATCATCCAGGGTATGCCGGTCGGGTGGTGGTTCAACGAAGGCCGGGCCGCCGACCGGTGGTCAGGCCCCTTCAAGACGGCTGAGGAGGCTGAGAAGATCGCCAAGTCCATGGCTCCAGATCAAGTCGAGTTCATCAAGCTGTTGTGCGTCATGCCGTGGGAGAAGCGCGAGGTGCGCGTGGAGCCACCCAGGAAGTACGTGAAGTGCAAGAGCTGCAAGGGTGGCTTCGTGGGCGACCGTTGCTGCTCCAGGTGTGAAGGGACAGGGAGGATCGAGGTATAAGTACCCTGGACCAAAACAAGGAGGCTGGCTAACCCACCAGTGGATCGGCTGAGGAGCCTGGGCGACCTCCTATGAATGAGCGCCCCAACCGACAACCCCTCAAGGAGGTGAGCGGGAGAGTAGGGGACCAGGTGCACCTGGTCCCCTTACTTTAGCCCATGCTTCTCCTCGAAGCGCCTGGCCTGCTCTGCGATGATGGCCTCGACGTTCTTGGCGGCGATGGCTCGATCTTGTGGACGGATAGCTCTGACGGAACGGCGCTCCTCCAACTTCTTGCGCTCCTCCAGCTCATCGTCCGTGAGACTCATGTAGTAGTACTTACTCACCAGGAAAGGCTCTTGGAGTGACACGCCTGCTCGACCGCCTTCCACACACGCTCCTCCCGCACCTGGTGGTTGTCGATGATGCCCACCGTCTGCTTCACGAAGGTGTGCAGCAGCTTCCGCACGTTGCCCACCGCCATAATCTCCATCTTGGAGAGATCGTACTTGCCGATCATGTTGTCCTGCTCGGATGTGCGCCAGTAGGACCTGAAGGTGACCACGCCAGCGACTTCCTCGATGTCGATGCGCAGCTGGTCACAGGCGATGGCGGCGTTGGCGGTCATGACCGCCTCGCGGATCTTGCGGATGGCGGTGGTCTGATCTGGGCTGGGTGGCGTGCATTCCATCACCACTTGGGCGAATGACTTGGCTGCCTCCCGCAGCTTGGAGTAGAGAGGGAGCTGACTCTCACTCGGTTTGTGGTACTCGAACCAGTTGTTGATGTCGGCCTCTGTGATCATTTGATCCTCCACGTTGTGCTGCTACCATCTCAGCGATGATCACTGCTGTCAAGATCGAAAATCGTAGGGTCCTCGGGGCATAAGAATAGTAGGAAAGGAGACATTATGGATCCTGTGAACATCAAGGCACGGCAGCTCCGGTGGAAGCTCGAGGACGAGCTGCTACCGGAAACAGGCATCTTCGATGGCGCCTGTGATCGTGGAGTATCCGTGATCCGCAGCAGTGATGACACAGAGCTGTTCCTCTACTGGTGCAACCTGGAGTGGATCAAGCCCTGTGACAACGAGCTGTGGAGCATGGAGTTCGACACCAGAGAGAAGTCCTACCTCACCAGAATCGGTGCCCGATACGAGGGGGAGGGTGACCTCTGGGAGGCGTTCGATGGGCGCAGCAAGACCCACGTCTGCGACATCGTGCTGCCGGAGGGCACGAAGGTCGTGCCCAATCGAGACGCCAACGAGTACAGAGACTTCATCGCCACGCTCCCCACCGGGGAGAAGATCATGTTCCACCGTGAGAGTCGCTGGGGCGGCTGGATCACGGGGATCATCAACCGCAAGGGCGATCTCGTGATGGGCCACTACCCACACGACGACAGCTCCTGCGCGCTCTACTAGGAGGCTGATCACCTCCATTCCTTAGCTCACAAACAACGGTATAAGAGCAATACAGGAGAAAGGAGATGTAGCTCATGCCCAAGTGTCGTGTGTGTGGTCGAGGGACGTTTGGCATTCTGTGTGGTCCCTGCAAGGAGGCCGGGCGCGGACCCGAAGGGGTCATCGTTCGTGCTCGGGACATGGGGTTCGAGGTGTTGTGGAGCCCGGTGAACCAGGCGTATGTCATCCTGGAGCACCCAGGTCCCGACAGCCGCCCCGAGCTGGTCGGGGTCAAGAATAACATCCAGGACGTGAGGGCTTTCCTGGACAACGAGGAGGATGCACGCAATGAGCCGGAGTAGACGATACTGGCCACCCGGACTGGAAGATCGAATATTCATCAAGATGCCTCACGCAGCTGGGCAGTACAAAGAGCGTGCAGGTTTGCCTCCCTCCTACCCACTGGAGAGGGCGCTAGAAGACTTGCGGCGGGAGATCTGCGCGGCTCTCCGAGGTGGTGAACAGATTTACCCCAACACGAAGAGCAAGGGAGACCCGGAGACGGAATTCGTGATCCGTGTAGCCGGAGAGGGACTGGAGCCGGTTTGGGCTCTCATCGAGGAGGGTGCAGCCGATGGGAAGTACAAGTACCTGGTACATACCGTCTTCGACAAGAGCATGTTCGATAAGTGGAACGTCGGACAGAGGCTGGGCAGCATGGCTGATGTCCCGGGGGCGGAGGCATTGAAGCAGGTGCCCACTGTTCCCAGGAAGGAGCCCGAACCTGAGCCCATCCACCAGGACACCTCCAAGCTGCTCATGCGCTGGAAGAACGGCGATGGCACCAAGGAGAAGTGGTTGGGCAAGCATGAGGTGCACGGAGAGATCCTCACCAAGATCCAAGAGGGTGTCCCACTTGGGGACATCAAGGTGTTCAAGGTGGAGCTGAAGGAGGTGAAGGTCGGACTCTCCGTCAAGCTGGAGGAGTGATGGAATGGTGGACGAAGTGTAGACCCAACTACGATGCCCACCCGATGGCGAAGTACACTATCATGATCCGTGGCGAGGACGATCCGGAGCGCATGCCACGCGAAGCCCATCCCAACGGGCGCCAGCCGGATATGGCGCCCCACCACACCATAGCCAAGATGGACATCCTCAGAATCAAGAGGATCATCATCAACCACCTGAGCGACGGGGAGCCCCGCACGTTCAACCGCATCGGAGTGGAGCTGTGGGACAAGACCGCAGACCTACTCGGCGGGACGAAGATCGAAACGGCGCTCTGGGACCTCTGCATGGAGGGCAGAGTTGCCTTCACAGATCACGCCCCGATCTTGTTCAGGTGGATTGAGCCTACCGGCCAGCAGAATCTCTTCTAGAAGGGCTTGGCCCTTCTTTAGTCCACGACCGCACTGCCGCCGAGATACCGGTGGTAGCCTCCGCGGTTGTCGTCACGCATCGAGAACTCGAACTCGTCGGCACTGTCCACGATGTCGGCGGGGACACCATCCGGGACGTTGAGCGTGGCGGCGATCGGAACACCGGCGCTGGCTGCCGAGGCGATCACGATCTCCAGCAGGTGCTTCTTGGCATACTCGCTCTTCGAGCCGCTCTCATAAAGGACCTGGTAGGTGTCAGCGTCCTTGTCTTCATTGAACGTGACCATTCCCGTGGCCATCATCTCCTCCGTTCCGGCATTCTAGCCGCACGTTGTTCTCCAGCACGTTCTGGCACCGAAGATAGCCCTGTATGCAGTGCTGTGCGATCAGCTTACCACAGACCGGGCACTTCTGTCTGGCCCGCAAGGCCTTGAATTGCTCCAGTTTCTGCACCGCATTCACACTGCCAGGGTACCAGACGAAAAAGCGTCCTGGAAGGGGGGATAAGTATTGTGAGGATGGAAATGAGAGTCCTCTTTCTCCCCGGAAAGGAGCGAGCATGCCACTTTACAACTGGCAGCTGCAGGAGTCGGACGGCCACAAAGCCGTCTACACGATCAACCTCTTCGATAGGCAGCTGACCAAGCCGGGTCACTGCTACCACTACGGAGCAGATCACGGGGTGGAGAACAACATCCCGAAGATCACCATCCGGTCGAACGACATGGAGAAGACCTACATCCCCGACGCAGATCTGGATGTGAGCTTCAGCATCGTCATCCACCGGGACAAGGATGGGGCCTTTGTGCCTCACCTCTACATCCACACCGTCGGACCAGACCTGCTGGTGGAGATGGAGGATGTGGTGGAGGAGATGCCGAACATCTTCATCTCCCTCCAGAGTGTCTACGACAACCGCCACGACATTCTCCACTCGCTGGAGAAGATCGTGGCCGATGCGCTATCCTACAAGTCCGAGATCATTCTCGACGTCCACCCACACGACGGGCTCGACACTGCCCGTTTTGAGTTCGTGAGCCCGCACCTCACGACTCAGGTCACGGTGAACTGGAAGAAGGTCGCGGGCTTCTTCAAGGAGGTGGAACGTGTGTGACCAGTGCGTCTGCAGTGCCCGGGAAGTCTGCCAGCCCGTCAAGGGATGGAAGCTTGTCCGGGCACTGCAGGATGGACTCGGCCCCATCCGCGGGGATGACTACGGTCTTGTGGACCTGGACGTGGACCAGGACATCGAGATCGTCATCCCCGTGGAGGTCACCCCGGTCCTCCCGGCGATGAGCTGGGGGGACTACCTCTACCGCGAGGATGCGGCGATGGATGAGTCAACGGACCCGGCCAAGAGCGACAAGCTCGAGGACGAGAACAACGACCTCATGCGAAGGGTCTGCGACTTCACCGCAAGGGTGAGGCAGGTGTCGAGTCTAGACGCCTGGGCAGACCTCGTCGCTTCGGCGAGAGAAGACGGCTGGGATCCCAAGCACGACGGGCATTTCAGCTGGTGGCTCTACTCTCGCATCGCTAACGCCCTCGCCAATCGGTAGCCGGAGCCAACCCCTCCATCCGGCATTTCTCTACCCCACAAACGATCTCCTTCGCTGGTATAAGAGTTTCACTAGTGATCAAGGGAAGGAGGTAGCCCACACCCAATGACCGAAGACATCATCAGGGCAAGGATAGAAGGCCTGATGGGCTGGAAGAGAGGAGGCTCCAACAGCTTCTCCTTCCGTGCCCTCCAATCCTTCGTCCGAGGCAAAGACCCCAAGTTCGACAAGGAGTTCGCCCTGTACCTCGACAGCGGCGAGCACATCTACACCGCACAGAGGTGCCCACACGGGCACAAGGCAGGTGAGTGCGACACCTGCTTCGATCTTGCAGAACAGGCCTACGAGGAGGGCAAGGAGGCAACAAGACATGGGCGCGACACCACTCCGACTTAGCGCATCGGCAAACTTCAGGGCTGTGATCAGGCACGTCCACATGATGAGCCACTTCGATCGTCTGGGATTGGCCTTGATGATCAACATCCCCTACGGCACGGTCTCCCGCATCCTCACCATGCTGTACAACGAGGGGTACATCGAGAAGGTGTACCACCTCTGGAACAAGAAGAAGATCTACGAGAAGCAGGGCTACTCGAAGGGGCTGCCCGAGGCCAACCATGACATGCGCGTGAACGGCAAGACCAACTGGTCCTACACCGACAAGGATACGGCCCACCAGCAGCTCTACCGGGTTTCACCCAAGTGGGACGAGTTCCTCCGACGGTGGAATCACTTTCTGGAGAAAGGAGAAGACACGTGGCAGGTTCGCTCCCAACGCACCGCCTCGTCCTCGCGGAAAAAGGCAACACGAAGAGCAAAACGAAAGTCGGGGTCGGCTGGCAAAACGCCCAAGGGTGGATCTCGATCAAGCTCAGCCCAGGGGCAGTCATCAGTCACCGTGACTGTCACGACCACTACCTCAGCCTCTACCCGGTCGAAGATCCGCAAGGTAAAGTAGCACCACAGTACGATGAGGAAGACGATGACATTCCGTTCTGACGATGGGTACGAGGAGGCGATGGAGCGCAAATTCGATGAACTGTGGGAGGAGGGGCTGATCAAGAACGGCAGGCCCATCTCCCCCGATTCCCCACTGGCGCCCAAGCCGACGCCAGTGAAGAAAGGAGGAAAGGTGGACGACGAAACGTATGAGGCCGAGGCGTTCGTGAAGCAAGCCACCAACAAGGCACTGCTGTGCGAGATCGAAGGAGACGAGTACTGGATCCCCCTCAGTCAGATCCGACACGGCGGCGACGTCACCCCCGACTCCGGGAAAGGAGACGAGGGCACGATCATCATGACCCAGTGGATCGCGGAGCAGAAGGGTCTGGTCTGATGTTCCACATCGTCGATGCGCTGTACGAATCCACCCGCGCCATCCTCCACAAGTACCTGGGCATGGGGAGGATAGGAGGGCCACTCATCAACAACGCCAAGCTCGACGCTGTGGCGAAAGCTGTCTCCGTCGAGCTGCTGCCCATGATCATATCTGAGCTTCACCGTGCCATGGTCGACATGGCCCACAAGTACTCCACACCTGTGACGGTAGTGGTCGAGGAGAAGAAGAGAGATGCCTGACGAGCAGATCAAGTGCGTCGACTGCGGCGACGAGTTCACCTTCACCGAGGGCGAGCAGAAGTTCTTCCAGGAGAAGTTCGGCAACGACTTCTCCCCTCCCAAGCGGTGCAAGCCCTGCCGCGCCAAGAAGAAGGCGGAGAAGGAGGCCAAGGGGAATGGCCGCGGCAACGGCAACCACAAGAAGCGGAGGAGGAAACGCGACTAAAGACCTCCTTGATCAGGTATAAGAACCCTGAACCAGAAAAGGAGGCTTGAATGAAGTTTGCGATCAGCAAAGTGTGCTCAGCCTTCCAGGCTCAGACCATCGGCACCAAGGTGGTCGAGCCGGAGGGCTTTCTCGGCGTCTTGGCCAAGGCGGTCGAGGCACACGACACTACCCACGACCGCGCTCAGGGGCAGCACCTCATCTTCCTGGACGAGGCCATCCCCTACGTGGCTGGTGGGGTAGGGAAGCGCACCCTGGACACCAGCGACTATGTCCTGAGGGCCCACCGTGAGCGGGTGGTTCCCTTCCTCAAGCGCCGGCATGCTCTCCGGCCAGTCACTTTGGCTGCCATCGTCTACACGAAGGAGGCGTACATCACCGACTGCAGGGAGGCGGAGAACGACGAGGGGGAGGCCCGCAGGATCGAGGAGATGAGCTGCACCCACGTCATCGTGGCCATCCTGGCCAGCCACGTGAAGATGGAGCCGCTGACCCCTTGGCGGCTCGTGGCCAACCTTGCCGGCGGCAACAAGGAGGCCATGGTCTGGGGCTCGGACGAAATCCGTGCCAAAGCCAAAGAATCCTTCGACTTCTGGTCGGGGCACTGTGTCGTCTCTGACTGACATGGACACTGACCAGCTGTCAGAGCACATCAAGATCTTGACCTGCGAGCTGCAGACGCTCTTCCGCCGCAACGATGAGCTACGGCGGCTCGCGCTCAGAGAGCCCGCCAGGGCAAAGGAGGCGGCCAGAGAGGCCGCCGAAATGCTGCCCAGGATCTCCGAGATATCTAGAGAGGCCGAGGCCGCACGGGCGCTCCTAGAGCGCCTCACGGCTCCCACCAACTAGGCCCGGCCGGGCCACCAGGACCCGTAGGGTCCTTCCTTACTCCTGAACATGCGTTCCTGTGATTAAACCTGTCCAAAGTGAAAAACATAATGATTTTGTGTATATAACTATTTTGATGGGAAAGAAGTACATCTGTCCTTTGGGCGGGTGAACCTAGCCGGTCTGCTAAGCCGGTGAATTTCCTAGGAGATTCCATGACCAAGCAACAGTTCGTTCTGTCGGCTCGGCTGGAGGACCTCCAGACACAGCTCGACGAGACCTGGTCTCGTTTCGAGTGGGTGCTGGCCGTCGATGGGGAGACCCATTGGGCGGAGGGACTGCTCGACCAGGCTGCTCGCCTGGAGGAGCAGATCTCTGAGGTCCAGGCGCGCCTGGCCTCCCTGTAGTTTAGGGAGTGCTAGCGGTCTGGTTGGAGAGAGGGATCGGCGCTGGAAGTGAGGGTTGCACCTCTATAAAGGCGTGGGAGATCAGGCGTGAACAAGAGAACTGTCGGTGCGGGAGACAGACAGTTTTCTTTTGCCCCAACACGTTTCGAAGTCGGGGCACGGGGGATAGTCGAGGAAGCCCTCACAGATCATGCCGCACTTGGAGGGCTTGGTTTGGAAGAACCGGCAGTAGGTCTTCAAGATCTTCATCTTGCCGTTGTCTCCGTTGATCTTCTTTACCCGCCCTCCATGCTTGATGGAGAGGCTGCGTCGCCGCTTGATCATTTGCGGCCGTCCCACCAACGGCCGATGAAGTGACTGCCGACCGACACGACCGCGACGATTCCAAAGAGGATGAGCGTTGTGCCGATCGGAAAGTCACCCCACCAGTGCATCAGTTCTTCTCCGTCCGCTTGGATTCCAGATAGGATTGGAGGGCATCCGGGTCGATGCGATAGGCGCGTTGGATCCGGATGGCTGGTAGCTCACCGCACTTGATGAGCCGGTAGATGGTTTGGACCTTCAGCTGCAGCTGGTCGGCGACTTGTTGAGGTGTGAGCCACACTTTCCTCATCTCCTTTCTAGATCAGGGGCTCCCACTTGCTGTGCATCTGACGGATCTTGTCCGCGGGCACGCTGTGCTTGGTGCTGACGATGCACTCCTCGAGGGGCCGCTCCACATGTAGCACATGGACCCTACAGCCACGCTTGCGCGCCTCCTCGAAGAAGAACTCGTAGTGCATCTTCATGTAGCTGACGTTGTCGACCACGACCAGGGGGCTGGCCTCGGGATAGTCGGCCTCGAGGGCCTCGATGAACTGCTGATGTGTCCAGTCGATGGCCTCCTTCAGCTTGCCGTAGTCGAAGTTGTACGCGCTCCCGTCCTTGGTCCAGAACAGGTCCATCGAGACCAGGTGGTGGGGATCGAGCAGATCACAGATGCTGCTCTTCCCGCTCCCGGGGAGCCCTCTCAGGATGATCACTGTCTTTGGCATGCTGATCATGGTATAGAATACAGCACTCAAGTCAAGCCAAAAATACGGCATAAGGGTAAAGTAACTAAGGCGCAAGAAAACACGCCTGTAGGAGGCTTTATGTCAGAAGAAGTACAAAGTGGTAATTACACAGTCACGGCCCAACTACGGGTTGTGACCAAGCCTGGGGGGCAGCTACCCTGCAGGCGACAGATCGCAACCCTTTTCAAGGCACTTCTCACGAGTCCGCCGGCGCAGTTCACGGACGTAGAGTGGGACGTGCACGACGTGGAGATCATGACCCAGTGGGTCAGCTGGGAAGAGGAACAGAAAGAGAAGGAGGTTGATGGACCCTGATGAGACTCTGAGGATGTGCCGTCGCCTGGCTAGACACCTGATCGAGCGGGCTGATGCAAAACGGCAGCATCACGAAACCACCACGACCGACACCGCCGGCGAAGAGCTGGCGGAGTGCTTCACCAACCTAGACGAGTGGCTGTTGAAGGGCGGCTTCCTTCCGAAGGACTGGAGGCACACATGAACCCACTGGACAACAAGTCGATCTTGGCCTTGCGCAAGATACTGGAGCCGACTACCAAGGGTAACCCCTACGCAATGCTCTACAACGATCATGTCGTGGTCACCAACCACGGCTGGCTCATGGAGTGGCCCATCCACCTGGTAGATCTCGAGTGCTCCAGGTTCAACAAGCTCCTCGACAACCAGAAGCAGCAGGAGTTCCAGACCGCCCGCGAACGCCTGCAGAAGGAGGGGTGGAGGAACGTGCTGCTCGACCCCGCCGGCAAGCTCGCCAAGGTGGAAGAAGCAGATCCGAACCAGGATGATCTGGACCACGATCAGATCATCTACACCTACCGCAAGACCATGCGGATCCAGTACGGTGTCCACAACTTCGACGCAGTGGAGACGTTCATCGATGACCCCCACTACCGACTCTATAGGCCGGCCAAGCATGAGCAGTACCCCAGGGAGTTCATGCCGCTGGTCATCCATGAGGAGGAGGGTGGGGAGCCCGTTGGCATCTTCATGAACGACTACCCCAGGCCGTGCGGGCCACCGCGAACGGCCAGAGGACCGGAGGATGCATGACTAGTACATCACCATGGAGGATCGAGGCTGTGACCGTCGATCCGATCACAGACGAGATCGTGGACTGGCTGGTGTCAAACCCAGGCCCAACGATGCGTGGTTGGCTGGGGTCGAAGTTCCCTCCCGGGGTACGGTCCCGCCCGATGCCCGAGCTACGGGTCACCTACATCAAGACCGGGCACGGCCGAAGGGCCCAGATCATCAAGGACGACAGACGCTACCGAGCACGCTACAGAGGGGAGTTGATGACTCTGGAGGCAGCTACTAAGATGATGAAGGAGGACCTCACACATGGCCGAGAGTAAGACAAAGAGGTGGGTCCCTGGAAAGCTGAGCTTCAACGACATCTGGGTGGACCCGCCCCAGTTCCCAAGTCACATCTTCGACGGCAGCCTCAAGGACGTCTCGATGGGCTGCAAGGTGCCCGAGACCAAGTGTCCGCTCTGCGAGGCTGGCTACGAGCCGAAGGACACCCCGATCATCAACACCGACTTCGCCCAGCTCGAGCTGAGGATCGTGGCCCAGCGCATGGCGGAGCAGGGATTCAAGCTCGAGTCACCGCAGGGCCGCACCCTCATCCCGATGCCGATGATGCACACCCACGACGACGCCGTGTATCAAGTGCCAGAGGAGGGCGACAGGATCGTAGGCATCGACTTCGGTGATGACGGTAGGACCGTCCTGGTGATGGGTGTCGTCAAGAGGAGCGGTGAGCCGGACGCCAACGGGGACGTATTCATCCTCGAGGACATGAAGTTCTTGCCGCCAGGGCAGAGCCCGCCCACCACCAAGGCAGATCTGGAGAGGGAGCCGATGCAGGTCATGAACAAGACTGCCCAGCGCATCAAGGCAATGACCGACCAGTACATCAAGACCTACCAGGGAGATCCCCACCACGTCTCCCAGGTCGACGAGCAGAGGTTCGCCAACGAGTACCTCTGCCAACCCCTGGACCCGGGGGACGAGCCAGGACCCATGAAGATCCCCAAGCTGGATGAGCACTCGCCGATCGAGAAGATCAGGTGGGTATTGGAGGGGATCTCGGAGAGGCTGAACTGGCTCGCCACGTCCGAGAACGCCCCCAAGCTGATCGAGGTGAAGGAGCTGTCTCGGGAGCAGTACACACTATACCGGGCGCAGCAGCGTGTGGAGGCGCTGCTGCACCAGAAGGAGGCCGAAATGAACATTGATCAACTGGCAGGCCTCTACGCCAGCGATGACGACGAGGGGGACCTTCCCGAGAAGGTCTACTGCCCTCGCTGCGACGCCCCCATGGTGCTCCATGAGGCCGGTCGGGGACTCATGGAGGGGCACGAGTTCTACGGCTGCAGCAACTACCCCCACTGTGATGCCACCAGGACCATCAACGAGGTGAAGGAGGAGTGGCCCAAGCAGTGGAAGGTGGTGGTGAGCATAGTGAACGGTGAGCAGCAGAGCCGCCTCCAGTTCGGCGTCTTCTACGGGTGGCGCTGGCAGCCGCTGATGGGGAAGCGGTTCCACAAGACCAAGATCTCCGGTGGGCACATCTTCCACGACTTCATCGAGCCTGCAGCCAGAGCCGTCGGCTGCAACTTCTTCACGATGACACGGTCTCTACTGGAGGCGCTGGGGACCAAGAACGCGGGCGTGGTGGCCAAGCGGATGGTCCGGACCATCGGCGCCATCGACCCCATCCACGCCGTGGACGACATCATGCTGGACAGGGTGCTGAAGGACTCCAAGATCGTGCAGGAGTTCTTGGGCATCAAGCCCGAGCGTGAGCTGTTCAGGGTGTGCGTGGAGCGGCGCAACTACAAGAAGAACGGCGAGGACGTCCTGCAGCTGCGGGCCAAGGACCGCAAGGGCCAGACCATCAAGACCTCCCAGATGCCCTGGGAGCACGTGGACGACACCTACGCGACCGAGGCGCTCATCGAGGAGTTCTGCCACGCCGTGGCGGCCGAGCTCACCCTGGGCAGTGGCGATCTGGCTGGTGCTCAGCAGGTGTTGACCTGCCTGCGGGAGAGCACGGAGCGGGTGAAGGTCACTAGCCACACGTTCAAGCACGCCGTGCAGGCTATCCACCAGGTGGCCATGGCCATGAGCTTCGGCACGAAGCGGGGGTCCGATCGGACCCCCCAGGACATCAACAAGCCCCTCAAGCACGGCCCCCTCACCTCCGTCGTCCTGTCCGTGGGTCACCCCTGTACAGAGCGGAAGAACCGGGAGATCGAGCTGATGGCGTGTGGATCGCACGCCAAGGACTACTTCCAGGTGTCGGTGGAGTCGGTGGAGCTGACCCTGGAGCGGGCGAAGCAGTTCATCATCAACTTCGCGCAGAAGACCGCTGCCAAGTTCAAGGTAGCGGCCACGAGGGTGGTGGAGCTGGTGGAGGACCGGGTCAAGCGGTCGTCTGACGTCCTGCTCCTGGGTGAGCAGAAGCTACTCGAGCAGGCCTGCAGGGAGATCTTGGGGACCGACGAGCCCACGTTCTCCGAGAAGTCTGCCCGGGCCTGGTCCCCGGACACCAAGCGGTTCATCGAGGAGCAGAAGCGCCTGGCGCCCCAGAAGGAGAAGGAGCGCCAGGAGCGGATCCACAAGGCTCAGGAGGACGCGCGGAAACTGGCCAACAAGGCCAAGATCTACAAGGCCGGGTATTGCAAGAAGTGCGACAAGACGGGCTGCATGTGCCCCCGTCCGTTCGATCCCTTCGCTCCGGAGAACCACCCTCTGCACTCCTGCAAGGACGGGATTCATGTCCGCCTGCAGGACGTACCCAACCACATGATGGCTGAGCTGGATCTGGACGAGGGTCAGTGGGAGATCTGCCTCGACTGCTTCGAGCTGCACTGTGACGGTGTGCCCACTGGCCGTAGGGTCTCCACTCTCGATGCCCCGCAGGACTCATAGACCGGCACCGGAAGAAGCTCAGGAGGATATCAAGCGGAGACTAAGCATCTACGTCCCTCCTGATATGCTCGCCTTCCTCGAGCGTGAGGCCAAGAGGATGGGCGTTCCATACCCGTCTGATATTGTACGTGCCCTCATCACGGCGTACTATGAGAAGCGCAGTATGGGACTGCTGATCGACCCCGATGACTAACTGTGTGTTCTGCGGCGGACAGCACGACAACACCGACTGCCCGATGTTTGGGAAGACGGATGCCTACCTCAACGCCTTCGCACCGAAGGCGTTCCCCCTACCAGAAGAGCCATCGCGCTCTTCTTTACCCCCCACGCAGTTCGAGGAACTGTTCGGCGCCGAGCCGGGACTCCTTGCTGACGTAGCGGATGGACCTCCTGAGTACTGGACTCCAGAGCAGCAGGCTCTGGCCCTGAAGATCTTGGCTGGCGAGTCAGACCTCCGTCCCGCAAACAACGAAGACCGTCGTATTCTCGATGGGATAGCGGAACAGATGGCCACGCTAAAGGACCCACGTGGCAAGCCGCCTGCTACACTGCCGACGCCGATCTATCGGCCACCGGGTGTCCACACCCAGGCAGAGATGGAGAACTTCGAGGAGGAGTACCAGCCACCGGTAGCGAAGCGCGACTGGCCACTCTCACCAGATCATCCTGAAGGGGAACAGTAGAGAAAAAGACCCCCGATCAGGGGGCCGAATCCCTGATCGGGGATGCAAGCTCTGCAACTGGAAACGTGAAGGACCCCTTCACGGTGGCTGAGACATCGTGGAGGACCCAGTCACAGAGTATCTATGCTCCCGGGCCCATGGTGGGCATGCCGGGACCGTAGGGCGTGTGACCATACCCGTACGGCACCGGACTCCATCCCCCTCCGTAGGCCATGGGAGTTGTGCTCGCCTGCTCGAGTTGCCTTGCTCCCCAGCCGACGCCCTTGTAGAGGCCGTAGGCTCCCAGGCCCAGGCCACCGTAGAGTGCCAGTCGACCGAGGCCGTAGCTGGGCTTCTTCGGCTGACCACCACCGGTCAGGCGCTGCCACCAACCCTGTTGAGGCTGCTGACCTGTTTGCTGAGCGGTCTGCTGCTGGGTGGTCCGTTGCTTGGTTGCTGCCTGGTCAGCCATCTCCTGAGATCGCTGCGTGGATGACTTGGGCTGCTCTTTGGGAGCCTCCTTCACCCTACCAGAACGACGGTAGGGGCCACCCGCTCCCCCAACCTGCTCGGCACCGGCCGGCGGCGCAGATCTCGGTGCCGTGGCGGGCCGTCCCGCACCAGTCGGAGCGGCCCCAGAGGTATAGCCTGTGGGTGTAGCTTGTGGCTTGGATGGCTTGTAGCCCGGCCGCCGCTGAACATGCTCCACCGTGGGCCCCCCGCTGGCCGGCGCGGCCCTGATGTCCCCTCTCTCCGTCATCACAGCGCCCTGCTGACGCTGCTGAGCCGGTTGAACCTTGCCCTTCCTGCGGACCCGGGGTCCTGTGGTAGTGGGTGCCGGCCGCGCGGCCTGCTGTGGCACGCTGGGAGCTACCCGTGGCTGTCGCTTGAACCTCTGACCGAAGCTCCGTAGCCGACTCCTGACTTTGCCGGCGGCGATGTCGAGCTTCGGCGCCCTCTTGGAGATGAACCGGCCGATGGAGCTGAAGATCCCCGCCTCCTTGAGGAACTGGAACTGCTCAGGGCTGAGTTCGCCCTGCTGCACCATGTCCCAGGCCACCTTCTCCATGCCGGCGGCGATCTTCTCCATCTCCGGCTCGTCGACCTGGGCGAAAGCCGCACCGGCGATCTTGGCCAGCTCGGTGACTGCACGCCCCATCGCCAACTGCCGCCCCAACAGATCAGCTTCCCGCAGGGACGACAGCTTGACGAGGAACTCGTCCTGTGGGATCAGGTGTGCCACCTAGCCACCGATGCCCAGCGCGCTCCCGGATGCCCCGGCGATGAGAGACAGGGCGGTGACGGCCACCGGAACGGCCCGCTCGAACTGGATCGCCGCCGACTCCTGCACGATCACGCCCTGGGCGTCCGTGGCCCAGGTGTGGTTCGGCACGTAGCAGCTCTCCATGTAGACGGCGCCGTAGGTGTCCATGTTGCTGTCCCGCACGTAGAGCAGCAGACCGACCGGCTGGTTGAACAGGTCGGAGGCCAGGTTGAGGAACAGGTTCTCGTACCCCGGAGGGATGATGACGTCGTGGGGGTTGGCCACCGTGGCGATCCCCGCGTTGGGGAACACCGCGCTGACGAGCGTGGGCGGGATCGCATCCTCGTAGTAGGCGTACAGCATGCGGAGCAAGCTGGGCCCGTGGTAGAGGATGCGGGCGATCGAGAGCTGCCCGATGGTGCGGCCGCTGATGAAGAACGACCGCTCGGAGCCCACCTCGAAGATCCTGTTGAACGTCCGGTTGTGGCTCAGGTTGACGTTCTGGATCACCCCGATGGGCATCACCATCTGATCGGCACCAGCCCCTGCGGACAGCGCACCAGCGACGGCCGTGCTGCCGCCGATGTTCGCCAGACGAGGAGGCCCGGCCGCCAGGCAGGTGAAGCCAGCGTTGAGGAACTGACCGTCGACCATGCCGGCCTGTACGAACTTCTCGTACGGGCTCCATTCACTGAAGGTTGCCATGACTGCCTCCTATCCGCGCGGCCCGCAGGCCATCACAGAACATGGTACACCCGCCATCATCAGATGACGAGGGTGAGCCGGATGTAGTTGCAGGGGTACGGCACGTCCAGGGTCACGTCGATGAGGACCGTGTCCGGGGCCGAGGTGTCCTGCACGATGTTGTTCAGGTCACCGCCGATGATGACACCCGACTCGGTCAGGAAGGACAGCTGGCCCTGCACGACCGTGCTGAGGGTGTCGAGGAACGGCTGGGTGATGTTGAACTTGCCGATGAAGTTCCGAAGGCCGGCCCTCATGAACTTCGCGGTGAAGTCCACCACCTTGGTGATCGACAGCTCGCGGGTCTCGATGCTCGTGAGATCCGTGGTGAGCTGGTGCCGGCAGGTCAGAGGACCACCGGCCACCTCCTGGATGACCCAGTAGGTACCGCCGGCCGCCCCGACGTTCATCTGGGTCTGGTTGAACACATCGTTCGAGCCCTTGACCCGAGTGAAGCCGGTGATGGGGTAGTTGGTGAAGCCCTGCTGGGGCGCCAACTGACCCACCATGCCGGCGATGGCCGCGCAGAGGTAGTAGCCCTTGATCTGCTGCTCGGTGCTCTCGATGGTCGCGCCGACCAGCTCCGGGGCCACCATGATCACACGCCGGTTCTGGTAGAGCTGCCCCAGGTCCTGGTACGCCTGGGCGATCTCGGTGTAGTCCGGGTCGCCGTTGGAGTCGACCGCGGCCTCGCCCCGCACGTAGATGGTGAAGGACTCGGAGATCAGGTTGGTGGGGAGGTTCGACTCGGCGAAGAAGTCGTCATCGTTCTCCCCCGGAGCGAAGGCCACCCGGATGGTCACCTTGGTGCCGCTGATGGCCGAGATGTTGTACCGGTAGGCGTCCGAGGCGATGTCCAGGTACACCCCGTCTTCCGCGTCGAGTGTCCCCGTGGGGTCCACACCCGCCGCCAGCAGGTCCGCCGCCAGGGTCGCCAGCTTGGTGTCGAACTCGTTGCTGACCGCCGTCGAGTCGCCGTCCGTGCCGCTGGTCACCAGGTCTGGCACCGCCTCCCCCGGCATCTCCGGGTTGATGAAGACGATCCGCTCGCCCTTGGCGTCCGGGTCGGACTGCGCATCCACGTGGGTCATGAACAGCTGATGGACCACCGGGTCCTGCGAGGCCGGCGCCAGCGCGTAGACCTCCTCGCTCTCCAGGAAGGACAGGGCCTTGGAGTAGGCCGTCGGAGTCCCGTCCGGGTTGAGCGCGCTCACGGCGTCCACGCCGATGCCGGTGACCACCACGCCCGGGGCGTTGATGAGCATGAAGTACAGCATCAGGCCCAGCGGGTTGTCGGTGTTGATGGGCGCCAGGGCATCCTCGAGGTCGTCCGTGTCATCGAGGTTCAGCAGCCCGGGATCGTCCGCCGCCGGCGTCACGTCCAGCCGGAGGGCGGTGTACATGATGATCAGGGAGGCCGAGGCGGCGATGGGGTTGCCCTCGGTGTCCCGCAGGAAGTCGTGCTTCAGGTTCACGGCCCCCGCCGCGTCCACGACCAGGTCCGGGGTGGGCCTGGTGGCCGGCAGCGTGCTGGGGATCCCCACGGCCTGGATGTACATCGAGACGTACCCGGCGCTGGTGGAGATCTCCCGGTCCAGCTTCAGGCGGTTGTTGTACCCACCCGGCCGCACCACGGCGACGTAGCCGATGAGGGTCCCCTCGCCGTAGACCGCATCCCCGACCGCCGGAGCGAACGGAGTGCCGTTCTCCACGTCCCCAGCCGTGAAGCCGAGGAGCGTGTTGGCCGTCCCGTTGCCGATCTCGATCTTCGACTCCGCACCCTTGGTGCTGGAGTTGAGCGTCACCCGGTTGGCCACGGTCGTGCTGTCCGCCACACCCGCACCCATGGTGTCGTTGATCTGCGACACGATCTCGGCGAGCGACAGGGTCTGGTAGACATCCGAGGTGCCCGTGAAGCCCAGGTCCGCCCAGGCCGTGCCCGTGGCCACGGAGTAGTCCAGGTAGATCTCGCCGCCGGCGATGGGGGTCGCCCCACCCACCTGGAAGGCGAGATACCCGCCGCCCGTGGTCGCCACGCCGGACGCGTTCGACTCGTAGCAGACCGTGGTCCCGGCCGCGGCGTTGATCTGGGAGATGGCCGACGCGATGGAGATCGGGTCACCACCGGCGAAGGTCACCGTCTTGTCCACGCCGTTGACGCTGAAGCCGAACACCGAGCCGGTCAGGGTGTTGCCGACCACGAAGATGTTGGGCCCCACGATCGGGCCACCATCGAAGGTGACCTCCTGCATGTGAGCGCCGTCGACGGCCACCTCGAAGGTGAGGTTGTGGATCTGCTGCTCGGTGGTGATGTCCACCGTGCCCGTCTTCACCGCCTCGTCGGCCGCGGCGTTGAAGTTGTCCTGGTCCACCACCACGAACGGCGTCTTGGTGTCGCCGTCGCCGTCGTCCACCGGCTCCATCGTGTAGGCCTTGGCCCCATCCGTCCAGCCCATGTTGCTGTGGGCCGAGCTGGCCGAAGGCGTCACCACCTCGAAGTAGCCGTAGTCCGACTCGGCGTCGATCACCGAACCGTTCACAGTGAAGGTGAGACCGGACAGCGCGGCGATCAGCGTGTTCATGTCGCTGACCAGCGTGGCGATGTCGCCCGGCTCGGTAGCGAAGGTGAACTCGTGGGTCGCACCACCCTTCTGGTACTTGAAGGCGAACTTCGTGGTGTTGAACGAGCCGTAGGTGACGGTCCCGCCGGTGTAGGTCGCGCCCTTGTGCTTCCGCAGGAACGTGCTGTCCCGCAGGAACTCTTTCAGGTTCGCCCCGCTCGAGCTCAGGAAGCACCGGATGCTGGACTCGTCCACGTCCAGCTCGTCGATGATCCCGCGCGGGTCGGGGAAGTTGTCCTGCTCCACGAAGACCTTGTCCTGGCTGTAGCTGGACACGCCCTCGGACTCGTAGTTGTCGTTGAACCCGAGGACCGAGTTGGCGTCTCCGCCCAGCACCTTCAGGAACTGGCCGTCGCCCTTGCCCGTGGACCGGAGCTGGACGTAGCTGCTCGAGCCGCTCGTCACCACGTAGGCCCCGAAGCCCGAAGGGCTCGCCGCGTTGATCTGGTCCTTCACCTGAGACGCACTCAGGTTCAACGCCGTCGGGTCGCTGAAGGTGATCTCCTGCTCCGCGCCGTTGTTGACGCTCACCTTCAGAACCAGACCGTCGAGCCCGGCGTAGTCACCGGGGTTGGCCGCCATCAGGATGGCGGGCACCGAGGCCAGCGCATCCGTGTTCAGCACGTTGTTGCCTGTGGCGTCCTGTTCCAGAGCCTCCAGCACCTGGAAGGCCGGCGCAACGGCGCAGGGGACCAGCGTGGGAGTCACGATGGTCGGGCTCACCGTCCGGAACTCCTGGATTACGGAAACGCCAGGTTGAAGCAGTTCAGTAGCCATTGCGGGCCTCCTTCACTAATCGACTTTGTGCTCGTCCACAATCGGAACCGAACTGGATCCCGGCCCCGTTGGGGTTGCAGTGTTGATCACCCGACCCCGGATTCGCGGAGGCCGAAGGACGTTGGATCTGGCAGCCTTCTGGCTGGCCTGGGTCTGTCCCGCTGCCTCTCCCCACAGCATCGAGGGGTCGCGGTCCTGCGTGTGTGTCAGGTTCGGTTGTGCCAGGCCCATCCGTGTCCGCAGCCGCACAGACATGTGCTGCAGAGTGTAGATAGGACGGCGGTTCCAGTCCTCTTTCAGTGGAGTGACCGAGTCAGTCCACTGCAGGAAGAACGGCACGGAGACGGGCACGTTGTGCCACTCGCCCTCTGTGTCTCCCTGAACGAGCTGACCTGCCGGAGTCACCGCCCCGATCGTGATGTTCCTTCCGACCTCGTGAATGTGCGTCTCTTTGATGAAGATCTTCCGGAGATTCCAGATGGTTCTGGCGCTCTGCCAGCCCAGGAACCTGCACTCCTGCCGGACACGGGAGAGGCAGTTGAGCGTCATCGTGCCAGGGATCAGATCTGTGTGGATCTCCTTCGCGTTGGTGAGATCCACATTCACCAAGTCGTCAAGAGATGAACCATTGAAGCGTGCCGGGCCGAGGACGACGGAGATAGCCGGCCGCTGCTCGGTGGCCTCGAGGTTCACCGGGTTCTCTTCGGTGATCACCAGCTCGGTCTCCTCGATGGCCGCCGCCCAGTGGAAGCACCCCCTCGGTGCTTCCTCCCAGATCGTCTGGAGGAAAGCGATGAAGCCCTTCACCAGGTAGTTCAGGGGATCGTTGAGCCAGCTCGACTCAAGCTCCTCTGCGGCGTGGACTGTGCTACTTGGCGTTTCGCTCATCGCCCTTCTCTACGTACTTGTCGGCCTTCCTGCGCAACTTCGACGCGGCCAACACGCCTGCCCCGCCGACGATCGTCGCCGCTGCGGGGCTGTACTTCTTCACTCGCTCCTGCCACTTGGGGCTCAACTTCCGGAGATGCTTCATACCCGGCCCTCGGACGTACCGGCGAACCAGCTTGCCCGTACCGTAGCCGAGCCCGGCACCTGCCCCAACCGTTGCCAGGGTCTTGAGGTGCCGTTTGAGCTTCTCCTTGGTGATCCACCGCTCTTTCTCCTCGGCGATCTTCTCCAGTTCGTCGTAGAAGGCTGGAAGGCTAATCATTTCCGTACCCATAGACCGCGAAAGCATGTTTGATCGCCTCTGATTCAAACCCTTCCAGGTTCTGCGGGTTGGTGAAGTTCCTTCCAGGACTTGGCTCAAAGTCTCGCAGATCTTCTATCCGTATGGGAAGCTGGAATTCGATGTCACCCTTGATGATCTCGTGAAGCACCAGCTCCTGGTGGACAACACTGCGTAGCCGCTCCGTGGTAGAAACCTTGACTACCCTCCACCTCCTGTTCTCAGTTTCGACAATTATATCCCGCGGCTTCAGCAGTGGGAAGTTCGGCAAGCGCGCCGTGGTGTCCACCTGCTGACGCTCCGTGATGGGAATCGCCTGAACCGACTTCGGACTCGGGTCGATCTGGATGAAGATCTCGATGGGATCGAAGTACCCACGGGCGAAGCCGGTGTCGAAGCAGGTGAGGCAGTGCGACCGCCGACGCTGAGAGGTGAATCCCTTGCCCTTGTCCGGGCCGTCGTAGCAGTTGCCGCACCGCTGACCGAACGTCCTCGCCGGGAAGATGAAGCAGCGCCGGCCTGCGAACTCCTCCCAGACCAGGCGCTCGAGCCGTTGGATCTCGATGGCGATCAGGTCCGGCTCGGCGTGGAAGGTGAAGGCCGCGCTCTCCACCACGTTGGTGGTGTCCGCCTTCTCCACGCTGTTGATCTTGTAGTAGAGCTGCCGCCAGCGGTGCAGGAGGTTCACCCTGTTGTCCACGAACCTGTAGCGGTCCTCGAACGGCCCGGCCATCAGATCCCACGGTCCCATCGGAGACTCGCTCCGGTAGACGTAGAAGCTGTAGTCGTGCGGGTCGAGGGACGTGTCCTCGATCTCCCAGAGGACCTCGAGGAAGTCCAAGGAGAAGGAACGCACCAACAGGTTCTTGAACGCCAGGTCCGCCATCTTGGGATTAGATCGTCTTCCCCATCGCCGAGACGAGCTTCTTGCGGGAGCGACCGGGAGCGCCCTTGCCGGCCTTCATGGCACCGGCCATCGCCTTGGCCTTGGCCTTGGCCATGGGGGTGGTGAATTCGTCCTCCTTCTCCATCCCCTCTTCCTCACCGTACTGGCTCATCTTCTTGCACGCCGCGGTGATCTGCAGGGCAGCCACCTTGGCCGCGGCCTGCTTGACGTGGGGAGGAGCACCGGACGTCGCACGCAGAGCACGCTGGGCGATCTTGGCCTTCACCGCCGCCGTCTTCATGGACTGGATGCTCTCCTGTGCGGCCTGGGTCGCCTGGACCTGGCGATCGTACCAGTCAGGGGTTGCTGCGGCCTGCTTGGCGAAGATGCGACCGATGTGATCGGCCCACGCTATGGCCTCCTTGGTCGTCGGTACCTTGCCGGGACCCTGGTGGCTCACGGCCGTGGGCTCGGCCTCTTGCTGGCGCGTCGGCGGCGTGTCGGTCCGGCTCTTGGCCGCGATCTCCTCCACCGTCTTCATCTGCGCGTCCAGCTCGTTCCCGGGGAGCGAGTCCGGCATCGGGGGCTCGACCGGGCCAGCGACGGCCACCTTGGTGAAGTCCACGCTGTCTAGCCCCAGAAGGCCCTCGAGCTCCTCCACCGACAAGCTGCCCATGAAGTTGTCCAGCTCGGCAGCGGAGGTCTTCTCCATCTCGTCCTCGTACATCTTGGTCAGAAAGTCGTCCATCTCTCACTCCTTACGCTGCCGGCGGTCCGCCGGGTGGGGGTCCAGGCGGGGGTCCCGCAGGAGGCCCGCCAGGCGGAGGTCCAGGGGGAGGCCCGCCAGGAGGCAGACCAGCTGCTCCCGGAGGTGGTCCACCCGGTGGGGGACCACCAGGAGGAGGCCCACCCGGAGGTGGACCACCCTCGGGAGGCGGCTCGCCGGGCGGGGGACCGCCAGCCTCCGGGGGAGGCGGTCCAGGAGGTCCAGGCGGAGGAGCGCCCGGCATCGGACCCTCCGGCGCCATCGGTGGCGCCATCGCCTGGGTGGGATCTTGCGCGATCAGGTCCATCAGGGCCTGCCGATAGTTGGTGATGGCCTGGCGCATCCCGATGTTCTGCTGCTGCGCCGCCAGAGACTGCTCACGGGCGGCCATGGCGTCCTGGGAAGCCATCTCCGCCTGCTGCTGGGCCATCTGGGACTGCTGCTGCGTGGCCTCGTCCTGCATGGCCCGCTGCTCGTCCTGCTGCTGCTGGAGCTGCATCTGCTGCTGGAGCTGATCCTCCAGCATCTTGTTGGTCTCCTGGGCCTGTCCGGCCACCGCCGCAGCCTCATCCGCCTTCTGCTTGAAGAACTCGGCCTCGTTGATCGCCTGCTGCGCCTTCAGGAAGTCCTCCATCGGGTTGCCGGTGGGGCCCTGCGGCGAATCCTCGGCGATCGATGGTTCCACACCACCCTCCACCGGGATCGGGGGGACCTCGTCCTGGGCGAGCTTGCGCAGTGCCCTGAAGCGAATCGCGGCGGCCTTGGCGAGCTCCTCCTTCTTCGCCATCTCCTCGTCGATCTTCTTGCCCACTGGACATTCAGCGCGCATCTTCTCCCGTAGACGCGCCCTGGCTTCCCTCGCCACCGGACCACGGCCCTGTACCAGTTCTCTGGCCGTGGGCTGATCGGGCCGCATCAGACCGGCCCTCTTCTCCTTCATCTTCTTCCGGATCTTGTGGACGGCAGCACCGCCCAGGGCGCCCACGCCCAGGCCGACCAGGGCAGCCTGTAGCGCCTTGGTCTTGGTGGGACCGAGGTTCCTGCGGGCCGTGACCATGTACTCCTTCAAGGCCATGGTGGGCTTCTTGAACCCACCCTTCGGCGGCGGGAGCGCGGCCTTCAGGGCATCCTGGGTCTTCTTGTCCCGGGCCGTATCCTGCAGGCCCTTGGCAGCCGCACGGATGCGTCTCTCGTGGACGGCAGCTCCGATCCCGGCTCCGGCGCCGGCGCCGATGGCGGCACCACCCGCCAGATGCCGCGCCCTGCTGCGCTGCTCCTCCTTGGATGCACCTTCCTTGCCCATCTCCTCGAAGTCCGACTGCTTCTCCATCGCTGCCGGCTTGGCCTTGTAGGCCTTGCGGATCCGGGCACGGTCGGCCTCCTCACCGGCGGCCTTGCCTCCGGTGTAGCCCAGGAGAGCGCCGATGCCGGCACCGGCTGCCCGGTGCTTCTTGGACAGCAGAGCGCCGATAGCAGCACCGGCACCGGTGCCCACCGCCTTGCCGACGCGCTCCCCACGCTTGCGGCGGATCATGGAAGAGCGAGCGAGATCTCCACGCACGCCACCGCGGATGGCAGAGAGGATGCCCTGCTTCTTCGCCTTGGCCAGCTCCTCCCCGGAGATCGAGATGGGTTCGGACCTGGCCTGACCCAACTTCTCGAACTCGGCGGCCTTCCTCAGCACGTCCAGCTCGTCGAGCTCCTCCTGGAGCACGCCGCCGGACGCGATCTTCAGCATGACGAAGTGCTCGGCAGCCTTGTGCCAGGGGATCTCCCGATCCTCGCCCTCCGTCAGGATTTCGTAGAGCCTGTCGTCACTCATCGGGAGACTCCTTACTGATGAACCACGGTGTACTTGTTACCACCCTCATCCGTGGTGATCGCGATGACATCTGCAGCGGGCACCTCGTTGGCCCCCACCGTGGCGTCGGCCGCCGTGGGCAGGCCGAAGATGGAGTTCGCCGTCCCGTCCTTGTCCACGATGTCGTTGGGCTGGTGGAAGGTCAGCTTGTACTTCGGTGGAGTGGTAGGCCGGTACGACCGGAACGCTGCGATCCCCACCATGTCGGCGTTCACCGCCTCCATCTGCGCGATCACCTCCGTCGGCGACAGACCTGACCCGTCGGGGTCGGAGAACGTCACCGTCCTGAGCGTTCCGTTCGGGTTGACCTGAAGCGTCAGGCCGTGGAGGCCGGGGATCACGGTCGGCAAGGCCTTCCCCTGAACGACGTCGTTCAGGTAGTCGACCATCTCTTCGGCCGTGTCGAACTGCTTGACGATGTATGGCATCTCAGCCTCCTAGTAGATCCCGTACCAGCCGTTTATGAAGAATAGCTCTGAGTGGGACCCGCTGAACACCCCGAACATCTGGGAGATGTTGAGCGAGACCTTCCTCTGCATCTTCTCCTGCTCGTACTTGTTCTGGAAGTCCCTGATCCACTGCATCAACATCGGCGTCTTGTCCGACACACCAACGCTGATCCCCCCATCCGAGAACTGGAGGTGGTTCCGGGTCTGCAAGATCCCCACCGACTGGAGTAGGGCCACTGTCGTGCCACGCAGAGCGAACGACTGGTAGTGCATCTCGAAGAGCTGCTCGAGGGTATAGTACCCCAACGGCGGGGGAGACCCGGCGAAATCGCTCAGGAAATCCTTGATCGCCCACGCTATCATCCGATCGGATGACTCCTCACCCTTCACCAGCCGGTTGAGCTGGGGATGATCGCGCATGAAGAGGCGCACCGTCTGGATGAACGAGTTGAACGTCTCGCTCACTCCAGGGATGCCCTCTAGTCCTTGCAGCTCAGCCATCCTACCCCCACGGAGTCATGCGTGCTTTCGCAACACCCTTTGCGCCGCCGCCCTCACGCGCCACCTCGCTGCGCGCCGTCTGACCCACGTTCCGGAGCCCCTGGGCCAGCCGCTTGCGCAGTGGCCCGGCACCCGGAGCGATGTTGGTCAGCAGCATCTTGCGGACGATGCCGCCGCCGATCTTCTCCAGCTCGTCGTGCATGGCAGCCAGTTGGACCGGGTTCATGGCTCCACCTTGCCCTCGGCATCGGCCACGATCTCCTCGGCCATGTCCCGGGTGATCTCGAGCAGACGATCCAGATCTCGGACGCCCATCTCCACCACGTCGGCGAAGGTGACCACCCCGACCGCCTCCAGCTTCTTGGCGCGGCCCTTGCCGATGTGCACCAGCTCGGTCAGGTCATCGACCCTGGACATCTCCGGCATGCCGGGATCTTCCGGGGCCGGTGGGGCCTTCTTCGCCTTCTCCGGCTCGGGGAACCAGCTGACACCCTCGATGTTCAGGACACCCAGCTCGCAGAGCCGCTTGGCCTGTGCGCTGTACCCGACATCGTCAGGCAGCTGATCATGGATGCGGCCCTGGGGGTCCAACACCCGGTTGTCGGGCAGCACCCTCCAGCGGAGCAGAGGGACGCCCTTCTTCGTCAGGTTCCATACCTTTGGCATCGTCTACTCCTTGGCGGCGTCGATGACCTCCTGCGCCATCTCCTCGGTGACACCCAGGACCTCCATCAGGCCCTCGACCCCCAGCCCCACCACAGCGGCGAAGCTGTCGATCCCGGCGGCCTCCAGCTTGCGAGCGCGGCCGGCACCGATGCCTGGAAGGGAGGTGAGATCATCGACCTCTTCCTCCTCGCTGGCCGAGGTGATGACCTCCTTCACGACCTCCATCTTCACGTCCTTCGAGGGCGTGGGGACGGCCGTCCCGCCGAAGCAGCTCGGCATCTCCCCCTGCGCGAGCACCTTCACCGCGCCGTTCGGCTTGGTGAGGATGAACTCGCCCGTGTGGGCGGTCGTGACCTTGATCCCGTCCGGGGTGTAGATCGCCACCATGCCGGCGAGGCACATGTCGAGCAGGTTCTTCTTCTCCTGCGCGAACAGCGACTCGTTCAAGGCGACCTTCTTGCTGCGCAGCACACGCTGTCCGGCGACGAAGACCTTGAACCTGTGGCGGGTGGCAGACTTGGCCCGGTGAAGACGGGTGCCCTCACGGCGGACCGTGTTCTCGACGTAGTAGACCTTCGTGTCCATCGAAACCTCCTAGAAAAAAGGCGCCGACGCCCACACGAGCGCCGGCGCCTTGGTCACCCGACTAGGTAGTACCCTGTGGGTCAGGTGAGGCCTACTAGTAGGTCTCGACCCCCGGGTACACCAGACCGGAGTCCACGCGGTTGTTCTCGGCGCCGAGGTCCTCCTCGTCCACGGGGATGACCGAGGAGAGGATGCCGTCGGCGTCGTTCGCGGTCGCGTCCCCCGAGTACAGCTCGAGCTTCCGCACCGACGCGATGTTGATGACCGACATGGCGATGTCCTCCCAGGACTGCCACGTGATCAGGTTCGCGATCTTGTCGATGTAGAACTTCGTGTTGTTCAGGATGTAGAAGCGACCGAAGAAGTCCGGCTTGGTGAAGCAGTACACGTTGCCGGGCCGCAGGATGTCGGTCTTGATGGTGCGGACGTACTGCCTGCCCAGGAGCAGGTTGTACTTGTACCCGTCGGTGGTGGTCTCGGACTGCAGCTTGTCGCCGAAGTCCTCCACCGTCCACTGCAGGATGTCGTCCCAGTCGACCTCGGTGATGAGGATGAGCTCCGCCCGCAGGCGATTCCCGTCCAGCATCTTGAAGAGGTTGACCAGGTCGGGCCGCTGGATCGGCAGGACGGTAGCGTCGTCCGCCGCGGCGGCGCGGGCCAGGGCGCCCTTGCGGACCGAGAACTCGACCACGGTGCCGGCGGTGATGGCGCTGGCGTTCAGCGTGGTGACAGCGCCACCGTTCGCCTCGGCCTGGAGCGCCTGCACGGCGGCCTCGATGTGGATCGTGAACTCGCGGTCCTCGATCTCCTGGATGTCCTTCACCGAGTTGTCCTCGATGATCTTGGTCACCGGCATCTCGTAGGCGAGGAGCTCCTGCTCGGTCTTCTCGAACTTCTCCGAGGAGATCGTGTAGAAGGGGACCTCGGCCCGCGGGGCGCGGATGAACCGGGCGGTCGGCTGACCGCGGAAGGTGATGGCCATGGCGCGGCTCTTGGGCTCGACGTCCACGATCTTCACCAGGGTGTCGTGGTTGACGGAACGCTGGCAGTCCGCCCGGGTGACCATCTGGGGCGGGATGACCTTACGGCTGTAGGCCACCTCACGCAGACGGTCCCGGATGTAGGTGCCGGCGTACTCCGCGATCTTCTCCTTCCCCTCGGCCGTTCCGACCTTGTGGGTGAAGAGATCGTTCAGAACTCTTGCTGGTACGCTCATCTTGTTATCTCCTTCCCAGCTTGGTCCTGGGTCTCTCCGGACAGGCCGGAACTACACCAGGGTCTGGATGAAACGAAGCCGCCCGCCGTTGTTGGCCGGGAGCCGGGTCACGAACCCCACCACCTCGCCGGTGGTGAAGATCTTGAGCCCGGACTTGGTCAGCGTGTCCACCGTGACCGCGTCGCTGATCTCCAGCTTCTGGCCGACCGCCGTGATGCCGGTGGTGGTGAACACGCGGGTGTCCGCCTCGTAGGTCCCGCCGAACAGGACCGTGGCCTTGCCGATGGCCTGGACGTCCATCCGGCCCCGCTCCACGAAGAGCGCGAGGCCGAAGCCCAGGGACGTGGCGCGCACCAGCTTGTAGCTGGTGTCGAGCGCCATGAACTCGCCGTCCATCAGCGGGTTGGCGTTGTTTGGGTTCACGAGATCTCGGTCTGCCACGGGGAAGTCCCGCCGGAGCAGAGACTGGACCTCGGTCACCAGCTCGAAGTTGACGTTCATCGGATTCCTCCTTCAGTTCTTCGTCCGCTGCAACTCGGAGCGGCCCCTCTACTCGGAGAGGTCACCCAGGAGATAGGCGGTCAGCTGGTCGGCCCCGTTTCCGGAGACGTCCTCCGCCAGCTTCGCGATCTCGCCGTTGGGCGCGGTCATCTCGATGGCCTCTTCGATGACATCGAGCGACTTGCCCGCCTCCGCGGCCTTCTCGATACGCTCCACCTTGTCCTCGAAGGGGGTATCGGTGTCGATCCCCTTCTTCTCCATGGTGCGAGCGATCTTCTCGATCCGGTCGCGGTGGTTTCGCTCTCCCAGCTGCTGGGAGAGCTCGGCGTTCTTCTCGAGAAGCTCATCCCGCTCGGTGACGAGTGCCCGGAGTACACCAGGCACCGCCGAGTAGACCTGAGCTGCCTTCGCTGCGCTGATCTTCTCTTGGCTCATGGTGTCCTCCTAGTACCCGCCCGAGAGCGGCATGCTGAAGCCCGAGGTCTTCTCCTCCTCCTCGTCCTTGGACTCGGAGGTGTCCCCGTTCTTCTTCTCCTCGGCCTTGGCCTTCATGACCTCCTGCAGCTTGGAGGCCTTCTCCTTCTGCTCGGGGGTCGCGTTGGGCGCGGCCCCCTCCTCCGCGATCTTGCGGAGCCAGGCCCTCGCCGCCGCCCGCTTCTCGACCGACGACAGCTTCACGCCGGCCTGAGAGGTTGCGTCGAGGACGTTGTGAAGAACCGGATCCGTGCTCTTCTTCTGAGCTGGTTCGTCGAGAACCTCACCCATCCGTGCCTTGGGTACGGCCTTCGCCTGCTGCTTGGTGTAGTCGATGGCCGACTGGTTGCTGCCGACCATCGTCTCCTGCTTGCTCACCTCGCCCGGCTGAGAGGGCACGCCCTCCTCCGCCTGGGAGGCGTTGGGGTTCTCCAGGGGCTCGCGGCCCGCGGAGTTGGTCGCCGGGTTCAGAGCGTTCTCGGCGCGCTTCATGATGCCGAGGACACGCTGGACCTGCGCCTGCTTCTGGACGTCCTTGTTCGTCCAGTCCTCCGATCCGCCCGGAGGATCCTGGATGGTGGTCTCCAGGGCGGTGGCGGGATTGGTCTGGCCGGGGGACTTGGGATCGGGGCCCGGGTTCAGCGGCGCCTGCTGCTGCGGGGTCGCCTGGCCGGTCTCCGTGTTCTGCGTCCCCGGGGTGGGAGCGTCGATCGTGTTGGGCATGGCGGTGGCGCCGATGCCCGAACCGACGGTGGTGGTGGGTGGCTTGTGCGACAGAGGCGGCTCCGGCTTGCCGACAGCCTCCTTCTCGAGGAAGTGGACGTTGAGATACTCCACCGCGGACGCCAACTTCTCGACGTACACGGAAGAGACCTTCTCCTGATCGACTCCCTCCTCGTTGCGCTCCGGAGCTGTGCTCTCGTTGCCGTTGGAGGCCTGTGCCGGAGGAGCCTTCTTTTCCTTCTTCTTCGCCTCTTCCGACTTGGTCTCCTCCTCTGCCTGAGCGAGCTTCTCCCGCATATCGGCTTCGGCGGCTACCTGCCGGACCATATCCTGAAGCGTGAAGTGCATTCTGGTCCTCCTTGTTAACGCACCCCAAACACTACGTTGGGTGGCGGTTGATGTCGAGCATCCACCGCCTGCGCAGGGTTGGTGGCGGGGGGCGTCTCCACATTAGGTTGCGAGTAGTTTTGCCGCTTGCCGAACTGGGGAGCCGGCCGGATCACCTTGGGGCCCATGTCGCCGGGGGCTGTCGGCGCCTTCGGAGCTTGACGACCGGGGAGCTTGGACCTCGGGGCCTGCGTGGTCTTCGAGGTCCACACGCTCTCCGAAGACCGAGACTGCGCCCCGATCTTCTCAAGCTCTTCGAAAAACGCCGTCATGTTGATCCCAAGCAACTCATTCCTCGAGGTAGCGGCTGGCTACTCCTACTCGTTCCACTCCACCGGCCAACCGGCGGCTTCCAGCATCTGGAGCGCGAGGTTGTCCACCTCGTACCCCAGCTGGCCCGCGAGCTTCTCCTGCTCGTAGCCCTCTGGGATCTCGAGGTACCCGGACTCCATCAGCATCTCGTAGGCCCTGGCCTCGGCCAGCTTCTCGAGCGCCGACGCGTTCTTCTCCTTCTTCTTGCCCTTCAGGGCCCTGTAGGCCGCGTACCCGCCGCCGGCGAGGGCCAGGGGGATCCCCACCCGCTTGCCGAACCGCTTCGCCCCACCCTTCAGGGCCTCGACGCCCGCCTTGCCGCTGGGGAAGGCCTTGAGGCTGCGCTTGGCGTGGCCTGCGGCGGTCTCGGCCGCCTGCATCCCCTTGGCCTTGCGGACATCCTTCAGGCCCTCGATCATCTGGCTGACGCCGGTAGCCTTGCCAGCCGCGCTGGCGCCGCGCTGGACCGCCCCCTTGGCCCTGCGGTAGCCCAGGCGGGCCTTGCTGATCTGCGGACCCATCTCCTCGGCGGCTTCCTTCTCGATGTTGTTGAGCTCCTGGACCATGGAGTGGGCCATGACACGCCCCAGGAAGTCCGCCTCGGCGAACTTCTCCTGACCCTCCTCGTCCAGCTCCTCCTCGGCTTCGGCGGTGTGCTCGATGCCGTCCCCGCTGTAGAGCTCGTTGATCATGCCCTCCACGTCCTCATCGGAGAACTGGGAGAGGTCGACACCCTCCTCCTCGGCCAGCTTCACCAGAAGCTCCGCGGCGGCGGTCTTCTCCAGATCGTCCTCCTCGTACTCGACCTGGCCGGTCCCGTAGATTGCAGCGAGCTGCTTGTCCATGATGTCTCTCCTTCTTCGGTTTAGTTCGGTTTCCTCTCAGCCAGGTGATCGCATCCTTGAGGTGTCAAAGCCCCTAACGTCCACCGAAGCTAAAGCAGTTGGCCAACCCCTTGTTTCAGTCCTTCTTTCAGGGATGCCCCACCACCTTTGACTGCGTCCACGACACCGCGGACGAGCCGCCTGGGAATCTGAGATCCTTGTTGATGAAGAGCGCCCATCCCAGCCATCACCATGAGCGTTTTGGGATTCTCGGCCGCCAGGTTTATCAACGCCCCTGTTGGTCCTCGTGCTCCCATCATCGCTCGTCTCTGTTGGTGCGCCGCCCAACGACTCAGCGCGAAGGCTCCGCCTACTGCGCCTAGGACCACAGCTGGGTTGACCCCAGCAGCGGTCTTTTCAAAGCCGTCCGCAAGTCCTGATCTGTGGACTGTTTCCCACAGATCAGGATCCGCATCCACAATGGCTCCTGCATCTACTAGACAATCTCCGATCCGATCTAGGTAGCCATTATAAGCTGCCGAGATCTTCTGTAGGAAGGGGGTTTCTTCAGCTTCTTTCCCCTCCCCGTCATCAGCCTTTGGCGCCCCACAGATCGTGATGCGGACCACCCTACGTCTTGCGATGGGCTCCAGCATGCTACGGTCTTCCATCATCGGCAAGAGGAGACGCTTCAGCATGGAACTGAAGTGCCCCGATCCCAGGGGGATCGAGGTGTCAGACTCGTCCGTGGGAGGGATCACCTCCCCATCTCGATCGAGCTGGTCTGCCAGTGGTTTCTTGCCGAGCCGGATGATGGTGATCCTCTGGAACTCGCGGGGCTTGAGGATCATCCCCATCGTCGTGGGCGTGGAGAGTGCCTCGCTGAGGTCGCCCTTGCCCAGTTGATCGAGGACTTCATCCGGCAAATCTGGTCTGTTGTCTTCCAGGGGCACGGCCTTGCTGCCAAACTGAGACGGCTTGACATCCTTTATAATCTCCGCGCCCTTGCGCTGGGAAGCCTTTTTCTCCCGGAGCCGATCGCGCACGATGTCGATGGCCGACCGCTTCTCCTTCCCCTGAGACCCGCTGTGGAGGCTGGCGATCCTCTTGCCGGTGAGCAGCTCGCTCCAAACCTCGCGGACTTTCTTCCGGCCGGGGTGGCTGGTGCTCCACAAGCTGGGCACTGCTGCTGCCTTCTCGAACGACTTCTCTGTGCTCGGCTGCTCGTAGCCCATCTCTTCCGCCACCAACCAGGAGGGGATCGTGACATATTTTCGACCCCCAGTATGCGCCATAGCCAACTTTGCCATGACCTTTGCGGTCTTGTCAGCACCGATGAAAACAAAAGAGATGTCGAAGAACCTGGGGTAGTCGTTGATCGCGTAGATCTTCGTCCCGTCCGCCAGGATCTTGTTGAGCATACCCTTGAGATGCTCGCAGTAGTCGTTCCGGGTGACGGAGAGCCCACGGATGGGGTTCTTCTTGTGGAACTCCAGGACTGCGACGCCTACCGACCGATGCCGGCTCGGGTCGAAAGTGGCCTGGGCCTGTCGGTACTTCTTCCAGTCCAGGCACTTGGAGCAGAGGTCATAGGGGACCTTGCAGCCCATGCTCACGTCGGGAAACAGGCCGTGGTCCAGCTTGTCGCACACGTCGGTGGCCCCGAACATCTCTGCCCGCTTGCGGTCGATCATGACCACCAGCTCGACGCGCTTCATGGCGTCGTTCCAGGCAGCCAGCTCGACCTTGCCGAAGGCCTTGCTTGGGTCCTTGTTGACGTGGTGCTTGTAGGGGAAGGCTCCGTAGAAGGTCTCGTATCCGTAGACCGGACCCTTGTGGATCAAAGAAGCTTCCGGGAAGTAGTCCCCGTTGATGTTCGAGCCCCAGAACTCACCAGCTCCCAGGGCGTTGACGAGGACGTAGATCCTTTGGGAATCGGGCTTCAGCTTGTCGAGGTATGCCTGGACCTGCGGGAGCATGGGCGCTGCTGTCTTGCCCATGGAGAAGAACTCGGCGGCCTTCTCCATCTCACCCGGCTGGAAGATCTCCACCAGGCGTTCGCCCTGCTCACGTCGGGCTTTGAACTGGCATACCTTGACGATCATAGCTTGAAGGGATTCTCACTGTCCGGTCGGAAGGTATCGACCTTGGTCGGCCGGAATGCCTCGGAGATGGGACCCCTGCCAGCCTTGCCCTGGGTGATGTTCCTCTGGGTCTCGGCCAGCAGCTTGGCGGACTGGAGAGGGACGGCCGGACCAGACTCCGGCGACATCTCCAGCGTGTTCCGGACGTACGACCCGGCGATGAGTGGGTCTGCCGCCAGAGAGGGTGCGGTCTTCCTCAGCGAGTTGTAGACCATCTGGACCGAGCTGGCGTCGTGGTCCCGCAGCATGGGATTCGCCTTCAACATGTTGGAGTAGTCCCGCACCCTGGTGAACCGCTCCTTGACCATGCCGATGCCCTTGCTGGCGGCGACACCCATCGCGGAGATACCAGCGGACGCGATGGCTCCAGGCAGAGCCTCCTTGACGGCTCTGCCCATGGCGTCGAGCCAGCCCGCCTCCTTCAGGAACTCGTCGACTGGATTGCTCATCAGTACCCTCGCTGCGCCTTCTTCATCGCCCGGCGCTGTTTCCAGACGTGATACTTCATCCGAGCCCGCTGGACAGGCTCGGACTCCCAGCCCTTCTTCGCCCCGTAGGCCACCGCCAGATGCGGGGCGACCCTGGCGGCCAGGGCCAGGTTCTTGTGCCCACGGCTGGCCATGAACTCGGCGGCCCCTTTGCCGGCCCGATCGATGGACCGCACGATGTCCCCGGCTGTGCCCAGGACACCGCCGTGCTTCTCCAGATCCTGTCGGAGTAGATAGAACGCAGAGGCGAGCTCGATCATCGGACCCCCAGCTTCCCGTTGACCTCGTTGAGCTGCTCGTCAACGATGCGGATGGAGTGCTCCAGCTTCCGGTGTTCGTGGGCGACCTTGGTGAAGATCAGGAAGCGATCGATGACCGGGTGCGCAGGGTTCGGGACCACGCCGGCGCTCGCGGTCTTGGACAGGGACTCGTCCATCTGCTCCTTGCCCATGATCCTCCGCTGCCGGAGGTGATCTCGGAGCAGCTGGGTAGCCTCCTTCACCATCCTGGTGTCGCCGAAGCTCGACCAGGCACGCACGACATCCCCCAGGGTCGAGCCGTCCATCACCTGCGAGGCCCCGGCCTCGCAGAGGTCGTTCTTGATGTCGTTGAGGAAGATCTCGGAGGAGGAGAGCTTGCTCATGTAGTGCTCGTGTACGCCTTCCAGCCGCGACCGTAGATCTGCCAGCTCCTCGCTAGGCTGATGCCGGGCATGATGCGGAACCGCTTCTGCGGTCTTCTCCATCCCGGCGCCGAACGCCTCGGCCAGGATCGAATCGCTGGCACCGGCCGTCTTGTAGTGGCCGCTGGGAGGGAGGTAGGCCGCGGTCTTGACCTGGTGGACGGCGGGTGAGGACCCATCGTTCAGATCTTGCAGCACCTTCGCCGGGCTCGCCGGACCCCCCGCGAACGTGACGTTCCGAACCTCCCCCGCCTTCTCGAACTCGCTCAGGTAGGCATTGGTGTTCGCGAACTCGCACACCCTCTTCACCTGCTCCGGTGCGAGGCGTGCCTCCTTCACGATCTCCACGACCGCATCGCTGAGTTGAGTACCCTGGGAGGAGTAGAGGGCTGCAGCTCTCTTGCCCATGGCCTCGAGCTGCTCGGGATCGACGTTCTTCGCGGCCTTCTGCTGGGCAAGACCGAGCGGGATTGCACCTGGCTGATCGCTCATGCTGTCACCTTTCGCTCAATCATAGAGGCGCGCTTCCTGCAGTGTCAACAATCGTCACTACTTGAGCACCAGCCTCCGGTCCACTACTATTGGTACCACGACCTGATCTAGGGTGGGAAGTGGCTGAAGAAGATCTCAGACTGTTGGAAGCCAGACTCTCGTCTCTTGAGGGGCAAGTCCGGTTCTTGCTGAGGATCAACGGCCTTGACTTGTCCGCCCTCCGATCGGCTCCCGATGAGAAGCTCCTGAAATACTACCAGGATGCCGTCCAGCTGCTAGGGCTAAAATCAAAACAGTACCCGCCGGAGATTGTGGAGCAGTGGGCTGACCTCTTCGCCCAGCTCTCCGAATACGAGTGTGCCCGCCTGCAGCTCATCGTGGACTACGAACACACGTGGGAACCGTTCTACCACCTCTGCGTCAGGATGATGACCGGCCTCCGACAGCACCGGGACATGCCCACAGACGTGGGCATGCAACATCTCTACGCCTTCCTCGAGCGTTCGAGGAAGAACCTACGTGACGTAGCCATCATGATGATCAAGAAGTACCCGGACACCGTGCCACCCAAGGCAAAAACCCTCCTGAATGGCGATGATCTGTCTGCCTACCTCTAAAACTGCAAATCGCTGATATTCCTAGAGATAAGGCTAGTGAGGCGGAAGAAGTAATTCTTTCCCCTCGCACGATCTGATCAACAACGCCCAAAAAGGAGGTTTCCATGGGCAAGGCAGCGACCGCCGAGAAGGCGGAGGTCGAGAGTGCGGTGGACGAGGCGAAGATCGCCGTGGCACTCGGCCAGGAAATGGCCAAACAGCTCCCCAGCATGCTGGAGAAGCTCAAGGACGCCCAGGCCGAGATGTTGAAGGACCTGGGGTACGAGAAGACCGAGATCACCGAGGAGCTGATCTTCCGGAGCTTCCAGGCCATGCCCGCGGAGAAGAAGGATGACCTGCTCCGCAAGCACGGTCTCGTCCCCACGCCGGGGTTCTTCTCCAGCATCACCGGCTGGCACAACATCGAGCATCTCCGCTCGAAAGGCTGGCAGAACAAGGTTCAGGGCGCCATGGGCCTGCTGTACCAGGGCGCCGCGATCGGCCTCGCGATCTACCTGGGAGTGGACTGGTATCGGAGCCGCGCCGCCTAGGGAAACCGGGGGCCGCGCCGTTCCTCCAGAGACTCCATAGCGAAAGGAGGTTCTACAGAACAATGATCTAGTCGGAAGCGTCCCTCCTGGCCTCGGGGGTGACGTGGATTCATAAGGGGCGCGGGGGATAGCCACCTCGTTCCGGTGAGGAGTCAAGCCGGTGAAGGGTCGCGCCAAACGGCGAAGAGGAGCGCACGTGACTCCTCTTCTTTACCCGTGAGACGGCGGCACTCCGGTGTCCTTCATCGGGGTCAGGATGTCGGGCCTTGGCCGCATAATCATGGAGACCAAGATGCAGTAGAGGATCGAATGGAAGGCGTCGTCCGTCTTGCCTGGCGCCTTCTTGTACTCAATCATCCTCAACCGCTCGTTGTACTCGGCGAAGATGTTGAGGATGTCAGTGCCGTGAGGCTCCCGGAAGTCCTCCCAGTTCGGTAGATCTATCAGCTTCCGCTTCATGGCGTTGAAGATATCGCTCATCACCTCGGAGCGGTGGACCATGTGGCGGAGGAGATTCGGCTCCCAGTACACCTTCTTCTTTTGCCTGGGGTTGTACTGGTACTTCATGATCTTGCTGGGTCCGAACCGCCGGAGCAGAGTATCGTTGGGATAGAAACCCCCGCCATAGTCCACCCCTACGAGCTGGACGTTGAGCTGCGCGATCATCTGGGTGATGAGATCCAGCTGCCGCTCGGGCTCCAGGTCTGGCCCAGTAAAACGGTGGATCCAGAAGATGGAGAAGTTCCCGGTCCCGAAGTAGCCCCCGAAGGAGATAACCGTGTAGGTGTTCTCGCCCGTACCCCAGTCCAGGCCGGCGAAGATCTGACGCCCAGAGGCCAGGCGCTTGAAGTGCTCGATGTCCCCCAACCTGATGCTTGGCTTGCAGCATGCCTTGAGCTGACCCTTGGTGATGGGACGCACGCCAGAATCATAGGAGAGCCCCAGCTTCTCGTTCATGAACTGGGCACGTGGGTACTGCTCCTGAGCGGCCAAGATCTCGTCCCAGTCCACCCACTGCACCATGATCTGTGGGATGCGGTAGCTCTCGAAGGTGACCTTGTCCTTGTTGTCCTCAGTGATCGGATTCATCGACGCCCACTGAGCCATGGGGTGGGTAGCGTCGATGGGCTCCCCACACTTGTCGCAGATCAAACCCTTCTCACCGATGTTCTTCTCGCCCAAGATGTTCCAGTGCCAGGAGCTGGGATCCTTGGGCGTGCCGTGCCTCTCACAGGGGACGATCCACTCATTCTGGGTGGAGAACTCCGACCAGTAGTGCTCGAGCGTGTTGTCCATCGACTTCGGCGTGCCGGAGTAGACGAACAGCTTGTACTTGGAGTGGAAGGCGCACTGCTCGATGATCGGGATGTTGTCGATGAGGATGTCCTGGATCTCATCGATGCAGATCAAGTCCGCCGGGATACCACGGACACGGTCGGCCGTGAGGTAGGCGTAGCGGAGACGGATCTGCGAGAAGTTGATGAACTTCTTGAAGAAGACAGCCTGTGAGATCTTGGTCGTGGTGTACGCCTTCATCAACGGCGACGCTTCCACCACGTCCTTGATGCGATCTGTCGAGAAGACCTTGGCCTGCTCGGCCGAGGGGGCGACGAACAGGGAGCGGAAGTTGTTGGTCAGTGCCGAGTAGCAGAGCAGCCTGTTGCCGAGGGTCGTGGACTTCTCCACCTGGCGGCCGCACTTGAGCAGGACCTTGTCCGCAGTGGTGTCATAGATGCGGCGGAGGTACTCGCGGCCCTCGAAGCTGAAGTCTGAGACCTGGCCTGCCTCCGGCACACGGATCGCAGTCTCGGCGAACGATGAGGGGGACACGTCGTAGATGAACGTGTCGGCCTCGACATCCAGCAGGTCGTCCGGAGTGGGGTCCGGCGGCTCCAAATCGATCCCGAAGTCCTGTGGATTGCCCTCGTCGTCGTAGTCGAACCAGGGCTCCTTGATCTCCCCATCCAGGGAGTAGAGCAGAGGGATCACCTTAGCCGATCTGAGGACCTCCGCTTCTGCCAAATTGATCGTCGCCATGATCTCAGTCTACCGCAAGAGTCTCGGGAGCACAGGTATAAGAGTAATAGTTAGGACTGCGATGTACCCTTTCATCGGGTGGTCCTATCGCCAGCAATCCCCCCGGAGCAACGACTGTTTGGCCCCGACCGGCACATCAAACTACCCCTTGTTGAGAGCTGCGAGTCCGTGGGCAATAGCCTGGAGTTCGTGCGGTACGCTGGCACCAACTCAACTTGGAGTAGTTTGGTAAGTGGCCGGCAACGCCGGCCCCTTCTTAGCCCCCAACCTTGAGGGCGACCGCTGCGAATGGGGCCTCGAGCTGGGACTTGCCCATCGACACCGGGCCATCCGGCTCGGGCATGATGACCGACCAAGCGTCGGGCTCGGGGTAGAAGGTGATCTTCTTCGGGCGGTGCTTGAAGTGCTCGGTGAAGACCTCGTCCAAGACCTGGGACATCTCCGGCCACCAGGGGTGGGCGTCCAGGTCGACGTTGGCTCCGGTGGCCACGGCCTGCTGCAGCCTGGATACTTCCGCCGGCGGCTCCTCGTCACGGATCCGATCCATCTCGGCGTGAGCCTCGTCGTAGATCTTCTTCCGGTCCCGCTTGTAGAAGTGGTAGATCAACAGGCCGTCCTTGGTGGTGTAGGCCCCGACCACCTCACCCTTCTCCACCGGGTGCAGCTCGGGCACAGCGTTCACCACCTGCTCGGCGATGTTCTCCTGCGGCATCTTGGGGTACCGCTTCTCCCACTCCTCTTCGTCCATCCAGAAAGGCTTCTGCTCTGTCTCAGCCATCTTCCATATCCTCCACTTCGTAGTCGGCGAACGCCCCAGTGCGGTCGGTCCCCTCCCCAGAGTGGCTGTAGTTGGGGCCTGCTACCTCCTCGATGGAGGGGATCGGTACGTCATCTTTGCGCAGGCGGAACTTCTCGAACGCCTGCAGCACATCCTTCAGCGCCACATCGGACTGGCGCATCTCGGACTCTGCGGCCTTGATCACGTCCATGTAGTTCTTCATCATCTTCGAGTGCGCCAGCGTAGCTGGATTGCGCTCGATCTCCAGAACCTTCAGGAACGCGATGTCCCTCATGCGCCTGGCCACCGTGCCCGTGTTGAGCGACTTCGGTGGACCGGCATACCCCATGACCCAGGGGACGAGGGTCTGCGCCACGTCCGGGCTGACCCGGAGCACGGCGGTGTGGTTGTTGATGTAGGGGCGGTCCTCCATCAGCTCCACCCAGTCGTGCATGGGTAGGAGCACCTTGTTCCAGAAGTAGTGACCGAAGGCAGCCACACCCTCCACCGTGAGCTGGATCCCATGGTGGTCGTTGAGCCGCTTCACCACCTCTTCGATCCTCAGCGGCGACAGCAAGAGCTGCTCCACGTCAGCACGCAGCTGAGGAGTAGACAAGATCGAGTAGGCCTCCTTCACATGCGCATTCGGGTACCACAGATCGTGGATTCCGTGGCGCTTCAGGTACGCCTTCGTCTCGGGATCGTTCACCGGGTCCCATGGATCTGGGAACGGCTCCATCTTGAGCTTCAGACGGTCGATGTAGTTGGAGCTCAGCCCCTCCAACCCGAAATCCTCCAGCATCCGGAGGATGGTGTTGGTCTCATGCTCCTGCTGCGAGAGCAGGAACTTGATGAAGTTCTCGGCTGGGCTTCGAGTGACCATCCGTTACGCCTGCGGGACGGTACCCAGAGTTTTCAGCCCCTCCACCACCTTGTCCAGGTGGACGAGCGACTTCTGGATCGCCCCCTGTTCCACCGAACTCATGCCCAAGCGGCTGAACAGGAGCAGCTCGGACAGCTTCTTGATCACGTCCTCGAACTCCGGCGCGTAGCTGGCGAAGATCGAGATGTTCTCCGGGTTGAGGACTCCCAGGCTGAGGATCTTGTCCACTGCCGTCGGGTCCTCGAGCGGCGCCGCCTCCTTCAGCAGGTCCGCCCGGAGGTCGGGCAACGCACCCAGCTTCTCGGCAGCCACTTTCTTGGCCGCCGCGTACTTGTCCTTGAAGGGATGCACCTCCCGCGCTCGGAACCAGGTCTCGTACCTGCCCTTGCGGCGGAGGTTGGCGAGGGCCGTCTTCACCATCTCCGGCTCCTGCCCCAGGATGGTGGCCAGGAACACCGCGTCGTCCAGCGGGAGGAACTGGGTCTCCATCACACCAGCCAGCTTGTCGATCTCCTTCCCCTCGAAGCTGAAGCACTGGCCGTCCGTGATGACGCGCACTGCGTTGGTGCTCAGGGCCATCGCCTCTGCCGTCTTGGTGAACTCGTCCGGACTGGATGCCAGGTCCACCATGTTCTCGAGCGGCAGCCAGCCACACTCCATGGGGATGCCCACCCGGCCCGGGCCGATCGGCGAGGCAGTCTTGAGCCCCTCCACCTTCACGATGTCGAGAGACTCGCCGAGATGTGTCTCGGCGATGTAGGACTTGCCCTGCGGCGTCTCCGCCTGGGACTTGATGGTGACCGGGATGAAGGCCACGGCGCCCTGCGGGGTGGCATGGTAGAAGCAGCCCTCTCCCATCGGCTCCGCGTCCAGCACATCGGTCTGCCTGGCGAGTGGGACACCAGCGATGTTCTCCTGCTGCGCGGACTCGCTGCCGTTGGAGAAGACCGCCATCGGCAGGACCTCACCTGAGAAATCCATCACCCTGGGGAAGACCCAGCCCACCAGCTCCCGGTTGTCGCCTGCGGTCCGGACCTTGTAGAGACCGAACTCGGTGACCACCGTGATGGTCAGGTCCTCCAGGGTGTCCTTGGCTGCCGTCTGGGTGGTGATCGTGGTGGTGCCATCCGACTCCACCTTGGACACCAGGTCCCCACCCAGGGCGCCGACCGCCGCCGGCCGGTCCACATCTGTGGAGTCCGGGATGAGGGCGTTCTCGTTGGCGGTCTTGATCCTGAAACCCCCGTCGATCTTCTGGACCTGGATGACCGTTGGCTTGATGCTGCTGGCGATCTTCTCCAGGTAGGTCTGGGGGTGGACCCTGGCCGCCTCGACCTGGGCCAGCTTGGCCATCACGTTGAAGGTCGCGGGATTGCTGAAGATGGCTGTGCGGAGAGACGGGTCCCGGTTGAGCTGGGCCGTCATCTCTGCCACATGCGCCTTCTTGATCGTGGGCATGATGGCGTCGATCAGGAACTCGGGCTTGGCTGCCGAGGTCCTGGTCATGCCGGAGCCCTGCGCGCCGGCGTCCGCGATGAGTGGGCCGCGTGCACCACCGTACTGCCGGTGGGGTGGGTAGAGCTGGTCGATCATGCTCATGTCCCCCGGCGTCTTCCGGATCGCCTCGAAGAGGTTGGGGCGGAAGAGGGCGGCGCGCAGCCTGGTCTCGGTCAAGGGCTCCGCCTGGCCGTTGTGCATCAGCAGGTCGAGCGGGGACAGCTTCCCGTCCTTGATGATCACCGGGACGATCACCTTATCAGACCCCTTCATCTCCGCCGGGGTGGCATCGTCCCGGGGGTTGATAGCCAGCTTGTTGATCAGATCAACCCTGCCCCGGGCGTACCGGCGGTCGGGGTCGATGTCGTCCAGCACCACCTTCGGCATGTAGTCGCTGGTGTAGGGCGCCTGCCGGTAGAGCTGGTCCAAGATCTGCTGGGGCCAGGTGTTCGGGTCCTCCGACATCCGAGCCTCTAGTCCGAGCTTCTCAAACGTCAGATTCTTATCGAGAAAGAGGTCCATGGGTCTCTCCTACTGATTCACAAGAACTGTCTTGCTGACCAGGTCCTTCGTCTGGGCCGCTGTCACAGGCGGCAGAGTGGGCAAGGACGGCGGACCCGGTGCGGGATCAGGTAGCGCCTTGACCAGGTGCGTGTGTGACGCCAGCCACGCCACCAATTTTAGTCCAAGAACCGCTGGCTCGGAAGCAGCTTCGCTCCCCAACTTCAGCAGAGCCGCGGTGATACTCTTCGGCCCGGTCCAGGTCTCCCTGCTTATCGCCCCCTGGATCTCATGGGTTGCCGTGAGGACAGTCTTCTGGCTCAGGGCTGTGACTTCCTGCGCCCCCGTCACCTTGACCGTCTGTTTGCCCTTGATTGTCAGCGTGTGATCGCCGTCGATCTCCTCTGTGCAGTCGCCGCCCTGCATCCGGTAGGTGTTGCCCTCTTTGTCCAGGCGGATCACATACTTGGGCTTGCCAGACACGCTCCCACTGTCCGCGTCGATCTTCTCCGGGGCGATCGTCACCTCGATGAAGGTGGTGTCCCCACCGGGAGGCTTGGTTGCGTCCTCCAGGCTTCCGACGCTCACCTTGACCGAGGCCTTCTTGTCCTGGGCATGTTCCCTGGCGATGAGGTGCAGCTCCGTGGGGGCGTCGCCGGAGGGGTTGTTCTCATCCCTAAGCACCTGCCAGCTCAGGGTGCCGGCCGCGGTGTTGAGCTCGTAGTTCTCGCAGAAGTCACGGATGTAGTTGAGCAGTGGGATGTAGGCTCGCTGGCAGATCTGGGTGGAGCCCAGCTGCAGCACACCACCGCGCTTGAGCACCACGAAGTTCTCATCCCTCCCCTGCCAGAGCATGTCCCCCGGGTTGAGGATGGGACGACCACCCCGGAAGCTGGCGTCTGTGGGGTTGGTGGAGACAGCAGTAGACCCGCCGGCGTTGCTGGTATTGCTGGCCGGCAGATCTTCCTCCGTCTCCACACCAGGGTCCTTGAGCTTATCCTCCAGGTACTTGTCGACGTCGGCGCCCTCCATCTCCGGGCCGCAGAGGAATCCCATGATGAACGGTGGATCTCCGTCCGAGGGCATGCACATCGTGCAGATGGCACCCACCTCCGGGATGCAGGTGAAGCCCTCCCCGTTGTTGAAGTGCAGGTAGGGCGTCATGATCTGGAGGTCGGGGATCTGCTTGCCGCTGTACTGCGATACCCAGTCGGCGGTGAGATTGCGGACGTTGACGTTGGCGATGACGCCCGTCTCGATGATGGCCGGCTTGTTGCCGGGCCCATCTGATGGGGAGTTCTGGAACATCTAGTACTGCTGCTGCCTGCGTCGATCTCTGCCGAGGGTCGCCTTGTAGGCACCGTACCCGGCCAGCCCGGTCAGACCGGCGGCCGCACCCATGCGGCCGTAGGGGGACTTGGCGATCTGCTTGATGCTGCCCCATGTACCGCCCCCACCACGCTGCCCGCGGGCCCACAGCTTCTTGAGGATATCGCCGTGTTGGCTAAGAGACCTCTTGCCCACGGTCCCCAGGCCCTTGAAACCACTGGCCAGAAAGCTGCCGATGCCAGCTTCCTTCTGGATGGTCTCCATCTCATCGGCGAAGGCCCGCATTATCTGCTCGTTCATGTCAGTACTCCCCGGGCTTGGCGCCCCGACCTATCTCCGCCCCGTACACCACGGGTGGGATTGGGTGTTTGCCGTGCAGCTTGGTAGTAAATCCCTGCTGGGCAGCGTCGATCACCGTCTGCCCGATCCGCTGGTGGTTCATGCGGGCGATCCAGTCCTCCTGCATGTCCAGCGGCAGCATGTTGACTCCCTTCAGAACCGGCCGATGCACGATCGGCCTCTTCCCATTGCCCTTCCGGTTCAGATTAGCAACATGAGAGGTCGGTGCGAAGTCTCCCCGGATGAAATCCTTGTGATCACCAGGATCTTCCACCTTGGTGAGGTTCGTCAAGGCCTTGACCACCACCTCGGAGTTCCGTCGACGGATACCGTGCGGGGAGTAGATCTTGTGCAACTCTCCGGTGATGTACCCCTGCACCGGCTCCACCCCCGTCAGGGGCAGCATCTCGTGTGGGTTCACGGGACCGCCAGAGATGGCCGCCCCCTTCTTCACCTCCATACCCCTGCGGAGCTGGCGCCCAGCTATCGTTGGGACCCCACGATTCTGTGGGACATAGTGCCGCTTGCCCCCGATGAAGACGTTGTGTCCACCGGCTGGATCCTTCTGGACCTTGTCCACCTTTCCGCTCACTGTACTGAGGGTAGCAGCACCACGCAACGTCTTCGGGAACAGGAGGAGATTCTTCAGCCTGCCGAACTCGTCGACGATCTCCTCCTTGCTGGCCGCCGTGCCGCCCGTGTGGAACGCCTTCATCGCCAGCTGAGCAGACCTCTCGCCCAGGGCCTGGCCGGCCAGCACACCGACGTTCAGCCCCTTCTCCGGGGGCTTGCCGTCCTCCGTCAGGCCGAAGCACTTCTTGCACAGACCAGGCCCGTGCTGGCAGCGGAGCGGCGAACGCACCAGTACCCGACCCACCTTGTTGTTGCGCAGGGAAGTCCGAACCTCGGGAGTCACCAGCGTGCCCGCCTTGAAGATCTTCCTCCCAACCTTGGTGTCCGCTGCCAGATAGCGATCTAGCACGTCCTTCTCATCGATCGACAGAGCGATGCCCTTGTCCGTACCACAGTCGTCATCGATGATGGAGTTGTCCATCACCGAATTCATCACCATCTTGGAGATGTACCCAGGCTCCTGGACCTGCTGGACCTTCTGGATGATGCCCTTGCGAGCACCGCTCATGGACGTCCAGTAGTCCGCCAGGTCAAGCCCCTCGGAGTAGGACTTCTTGACCGGGGTAGGGATCGTCTCCCCCTTGGCATTGGAGATGAGCATCGGAGCCAAGCGAATCTGCCTAAGCTGATCGGTGCCCGGCTTGATGCCAGCGTTGTTCATGACCAGCAGATTGCTCTTCCGCTCGTCCGTCGCATTCATCTTGGCATGCAGCTCGTCCGTCGCCTTGGCGTAGATCTGAACAGCTTTGGCGTCCCTCTGCTCCCTGGTCCCCTGGAGCGCCGCCACCTGCCGATCGGCCTTGGCCAACACCTGCTGTCGGAGAGCCTTGTCCGGCTTGATGTCATCCAGGCCAAGACTGAACGCTGTTTCGGTGGACCACTTGTTCCCCAAGTCCTTCAGCTTGTTGACCACCTCGCCGTAATCGTTGCGGTGATTCTTGGCCAAGTCGGTCAAGAGTTGCTGTTGTCCTTTCTTGTCCAGCGGACCCGACCTCTGGAGGAAGTTCTTCCGCATCTCCGATGGCAGGGCTCCGGCGATCATGAACTTGCCAGTGGTATTGGACAAACCACCGACCTTGATCTGATCGTTCAAGTTCACCTGCCCCTTCCGGACAGCCGACTCCACCTCCTGCATGGTCTTGAAGCTCTTGCTGGTCTTGGCGCCCGGACGAGTCAGACCATAGAGACCGAGCTGCGTCTCCAGCGTGGGAGCATACATCAGGCTCCCGGTAGCCGGATTGAAGAGGTTGCGAGAGGGGGCCATCTTCTTCGCCTCCTCCACGGCCTCGTTGCCTACCGGGACGAAGGCAGCCATGGTGTCGCCGTCGAAATCAGCGTTGAAGCCGGAGGTCACCAACGGGTGGATCTGTACGGCCTTGCCACTCACGATACGCGGCTTGAAGGACTGGATCCCATACTTGTGTAGCACGGGATCGCGCTTCAGGAGAACAGGGCGTTGCTCCACCACCCGCTCGAGCGCCTTGTTCACCATCTGTCCGCCCTCGCTGATCTGCTTCTGAGCCTCCAGCGGGGAGACACCTGTGAGGTTCCGCAATTCGCGAACGACGAACGGCTTGTAGAGCTCGAGCGCAGCCTTGCGGGGCAGGCCCACCTCATCCAGGCCCAACGCCGGCTCCGGGATGATGGTGGACCTCATCGAGAGGTCCTGCTTCCGCTGGACCAACTTGCTCTGGAAGAACCCTGTCTTGGGCTGACCAACTTTCTTTCCGGTGCCGCGGCCCTGCACCTTCTCCGGACGCTTCCCACCCAGGATGTCCAGGATCCCGCGGAACTCCCGGTTGGCATGACCACCCAGGCCAGTGAGAGACCTCAGTCCGTCGTAGATCTCCGACCGGACCTCGTTCTTCTCCTCGTCCGGCAGCAGGGGTGACATGTTATTCAACCTCCCGGCCGACAGGGCGATGCCCTTGTACATGCCATTGAGGTCGTCGAAGTTCAGATCTCCGTTCGGGAGCTGGGACACCGGACGCATCGAGGGCGGTAGCACCGGGACGTTCTTCATCATGTAGGCGTCCTTGGCCGTCAGCCCCGCGTTCTTCAGCGCGGACAGGTACTTCACCTTCTTGTTGGCCCGGTCCAGGCGGTTGCCCTTCAGGCCAGGAGAGGCCAGAGCCTTCTTCGCGCTGGCCAGCTCCTTGTCCACGTCGATCTTCCCAAGCATGGCGTCGAACGCCTTACCACCAGTGAGACCCTTCTCCGTGTTGGTCGTGAAGCCACCAGTCTTGGGATCGTACGCACTCTTCCCAGCGATGATGTCGCCGAACTGCTTGCCGGTGATGCCGGTCAGAGACTGGATAGACTTCTCGAACAGTGGGTTGGGGAACGGCTCGGGGAGCTTCATGTGGCTCCACTTCGTCCCCTCGACGCCGCCCGTCACCTTGGGGTCGAACAAGCCACCATTCTCTGCCTTCAGGTCTTTGGCACGCACCATCTTGCCGCCGTCCTTGATGGCACCGTTGCTCATCTCCTCCACCTGCTTGTCGGTGAAGGGTACGAGCTGGAGGTTGTTGCCGTCCTTCTTCGCGTTCACCCCCAAGGCCTTCAGGTAGGAGGTGAACTTGTTGTAGGCGAACGTCGGCCTGGGTGCGGGAAGAGCCTCACCAGCCTGCAGGGCAGACCAGAACTCGTCGTTCTGGGCGGCATCACTCTTGAGCGTCTGCATCTCCCGCAGGTTGTGAGTAGCCCCATGGGCCAGCATGGAATAGAGACCCAGGGTGCCCAAAGCCTGAGCACCGTGTGGGCCGCCACCCTTTGGGACCATGTTCCGGTCGTAGGCGTAGCCGGGTCCTCCAGCGCGGGCCACCATCTTCTTCTCGACCTGGTGCTTCAGCTTGATGATATGCTGAGGACCGACCAGAACATCTCCCAACTTCCGACCAGACACGGGATCGAACACCTCCTCTTTGTCTTTGATCCCATGTTTCTTCAGGTCGGCGGACACCTTGGCGTGGAGGTCCTCGTTGGGCTGGAAGTTCTTGACGATGTAGGGCTTGCCGGTCTTCTCGGCGATCTTCCCGGCGGCCGTCTCCAGAGTCTGCCCCAGGTTGACCCGGCCGGGCACACCGGTGGGGTTCATCAAGACCTCAAGCTTCTTGCCGTCCTTGGTCTTGGGCATCTCGTCATCCGGGATGATCTTGGTGACGATGCCCTTGTTCCCATGTCTACCAGCCAGCTTGTCCCCGATCTCCATCGGCTCGAGCGTCTTGACGTGCACGGCCGTCTGCCTGCCCCGCTTCACCACCTCAGTGACTACACCTGGATGATCGGCCTCCCACTTCACACTGCTGTCCTGGAAGGGCTTGACCAGAGACTTGTGGATCTTGGCCAGCTCCCTATCCTCCGCCCGCTCGGTCCTCTTCTTGAGCGCGGCGATGAGGGTGTCACCCGGCATGATCTGCTGTCCCGGCTTCACTACCCCATCATCGTCTAACTTACTGGCCTGGTTCTTGGTCATGGCTTCCGGAACATAGGCTTGGAACTTCGCCTTGCTCTGGATGTGGTCCTTGTCCAGGGACAGCGTCTTCCGGTGCATGTGCTCCGAGGCCATGCGCTGAGCCGCGCTCTCGCTGATGACCACACCATCCTCGAAGTTGTAGCCCTTGTAGGGCATGTAGCCGACGCGCAGGTTCGTTCCCAGGGCCAGCGTCCCACCCTTGGTGAAGTTGGTGTCAGCGATGGACTGGCCCTTCTTCACCCTGTCCCCCTTCTTCACTGTAGGCTCGGAGTGGAGGAACCCCTTGTCCGCATTCAGTGGGAAGTGATCGTAGATCTGCCGCTCGTACTTCTTGCCATCAGCGCCCTTGACCACGATGGAGTCCTTCTTCACCTGCACCACCTCCCCATCCACGGGAGCGGTATGCCCGGCATAGCTCCCCATCACCTGGTCGAAAGTCTTGGTCCCGGCCAGGCTCTGGACCAGCGGTGCCTGTCGATCTTTCAGGGAGATGGCCTGCTCCATGTGCCGACCGGCCATCGTGCTGCGGTTGGGGTGATCGGCAGCCAGGAAGGGTACCATGTTGGAGGCCATGGAGAACATCTGGATCGGGTCTTTCATCACGTACTGGGCATCCTTCATGGCGCCCTCTGTGATCTCGTTGCCCACCGTGCTCATCCGGACCTTCTTACCTACCGGTACTGGCTTGCCCTTCTCCCACCTCACTTGATCCGGCAAGATCACGTTGGCGTTCATCGCCTTCTCGGGATTGACATCCTCGAGCCTGCCGGTCTTGACGTTGTACATCTTGATCGTGACGTCATGCCCCTGCTTCCTCACACCGATCGGTAGGCGCAACGTCACGCCAGTGGTCTGGCCCTCCGGCGTGTGGATAGGATCCAAGTATCCGAGGTGGGACGGGTCCACCAGCTTGGCGTCCTCGGTGATCCCGTGGGCGCTCTTGATGCCGCCCTCCCCCGTGATCGTGGTCTTCATCTGACCTGAGATCATCTCCAAGGGGTTGGTCTGTTCCGGGACGTTCGCCAGTGAGTTCTTGGTGTACATCGTCCTGATCGGGCGGTTGAAGATGTCCGGGCCCACGATGTCGCGGACGTTCTTCTTCTTGTCCAGCGTGTTCTGGATCCGGCGCATGATGTCGCTGGAGCCCTTCTGGATCCGCTCGGAGAAGAAGTCCTCGGTGGCGTGCAGCTCCTTGAACATCAGCGCGTCACGAGCATCTGGTTCCGCCTTGCCCTGGGAGACCTGCAGCAGCTTGGTG